CCAGGCGATGACTCGGGCGATGACTCGGGCGATGACTCGGGTGATGACCCAGGCGATGACTCGGGTGGCAACGGTGGTGGCAAGGGCGGCAAAGACAAGTAATCTTTCCAACCAGTCATAAAGATAGGGGCCTTAATCGGCCCCTATTTTATTCATTAAACGATTTCACAACCACCTGGGCCTGAACAGGCCAATTCTTGAGAAGAGGTCGTTGTATCTTCTTTCTCATATTCAGCCAATTTATTCCAATCTACATCTTTTGGCATTTTAGCGACTAGCGCATCGTATTCTTCCTTAGAGCATTCCTGATATGGTGCTTGACGATAACTATGATCGTCCATAGGGAAGAATGAAACCCCTGATAGATACTCGAAGTTCTTATAGACCCAAGCACCCACTTCAAGCCATTCGTTTTCTTTTACAGAGATACTAATCGAAGGCTTATGTTCACACCAATACATCTGATAGGTTTTCCAAATTTCCAAGTGTTCTGTTGCTGAGAGATCTTTTCTGAATACTGCTCCCTTAGGTGCTTTAACCGGAAACGAGAAAACGTTATTATATTCCGGATGCATTACATCATCTTCAACTGGAAACCCCATCTCTGTCATCATCTTTGACAAAGGATCTTTCTTATCTGAACGTGCTGTTCTAATATAATACTGTGAGTGTCTTGCGTGTATGCCTGAGGCGGCATCTACTAGCTGTGACACTGTGCCTGAAGGTTTAACGGCTGTGATTGCTGTGGATGTTGGAATACCCAAAATCTTAGCGAATTCAGCATTTGTCTTAATAGCCACCTTACGCATTTCAGTAAGCCAGTCTTTAAGAGCTTGTACTCCCTTTGAACCGTTCAACACGGCATTGTCCATGATTCCAGTTAATGAAACGCCAAGAAGTCTTTCTTCCTCTGTATTATGTTTCCATTTCTTAGATAGATAACGGAAGTGCGTCAACGTGGATTGGAATGTTCCAAGGATTGTTGCCGCTCTAACTTTTTCCAAAAGTGTTTCAAGAGTGTCTTCTGCTCTTACGACGACTTCTGTTAGATTGCAGAACTGTTTATCTCTTAGGATGATTTCAGAACACGGATTAGTTCCAAAGTCGTGATCAACATCTCTCATGACAGCCGATGATTTCATCAAGCTCTCTCTGAATGCGTTAGATCTGCCTACCTGTCTTTTAGATGAATCTCTTGAGAAGATACCACGTTCACCAGATTTTGATTCATAAAGTGAAATCCATTCTTTGAGGAACACCCCAATTTCAGGTTTGTCTGTATAGACTGCTGAGTTGTTAGCAATCGATCTTTGTGGTTGTGTTGTCCACCATTGACCTGACTTACATTCTCTCATACGTTCGTCAGACAAATTGGAAAGCGAGATCAATGCAGAACGACGAACGCCGCCCGACACTACGGTAGCTCCGATCATGCATATAATATCATGGCATTCCAAAGATGTTAGTTTCCGGCCAGCCGCGTTCTTAAAGACTTTAATACAGAACCTGAACAAGTCTTCTAGAGGTTTTGGTCCTGAAGAACGCCCACCAAATGTCTTGAGTTTAGATCCTGCTGGCCTAACCTTTGATAGATCCCAACGAGCCATCTGCCCTGTGTAAAGCAATGAGATTAATTCTTTCAATGCTTTCGCCCAACCTATCTTGCTGTCGCCAACAATGATGGTAGAGTCTGAATCAAAAAACTCCTCAGCAATTTCTGGGAGTTTGTTTATGAACTGTCTTTCTACGGAGAAGCCTACCCCGGTACCATTCATTAAAACAAAAAGAATTTCATCAAATACTCTGATATTATCAATCGCGACATAGCTACAATTATAGGCGCAGGTTGCATCTCTTTCTAAGGCCGGCCCAGCGGCCATCAAAGCTCGCATTGAAGGCATGACCTTGAGACTGTAGGTTTGGTCACGCAAAGACTGAATCATTTTTGGATTAGAGTAACCGTGATTCTGTTTGAGATATCCGCTCATGTATTCGTAGTATCTATCTACGGTCTCGTCCCAGGTTTCTCTTCTATTCTTTTCTTCTGTCCATTTTGAGTAGCGGCTGAGATGAATGTACTCTTGGTACTGGGTGGGTAATACGGACAATTTTATTTCCTTTTTTCTTATTCTTGATTTATATTTTGAACCAACCAGAAAGTGCGAGACGCAACCTCATTCCTGAATGGGTATTTTCGTTGATTATTTGGGTAATTTTTTCAGAAGTCATGCCGCCCTGGATCATCTTATTGATATCTTTATATCCGACATCTTCTGGCCATACGCACATATTCCATCCCTCTTCAGCAATCTTCTTCATCCGATGCTTGAGTTCCCGATTTCTCGGCTGGTTGTCAAAAATGATTATGGTGTTTTCTTTTGCTATGAGATCTGTGAGCTTCGAGAAGTCTGCTCCTGACACTGCTAATGAGTTATTCAAAAACATGCTGTCAAATGCCCCCTCCGTAACGAATATTTTTTTCTGCAGATCTATATTTTCCAAATTGTATATGAGTGGTTCATTTTCGGTTCGTAACATATTTATATATCTGAGTTTGGATTTATAGATGGCCCGGGTGTTTATGCCAACTATATTTTTCGCCCTATTTCTGATTGGTATGATTATCCGGGGTTCGTTATGAAATTTGATTTCTTCATACTTTGGGAACTCCTTCTTGAGGGTGTTCAAATCTTCAAGATAGAAGAGATCTGTCCACTTCTCTTTTGGTATCTTTCTATCTTCTAGATATTTAACCGCGGTATCATCTGCTGGCAGATTCGATATTCTGGTCGCCACCATATCCAAGAACATGGTGCTCGTCTGCTTTACCGGCTTCGCAACATAGACGAATTCTTTCTTCTCAGGCGTTCTGTCTTTGTAGCGTTCAAATGAATATTCTTTGAACAGCGTTGGATTGAGATTTCTTAAGGCATTAGTGAACGTCGTACCATGGCCGCAATTGTGGCAGCGATAGAAATACTTCTGATCGCGCATGTAAATATACCCCCTTGACCTTGTGGTGTTCGTTTCCGAATCCCCACAAAATGGGCAGCTGAAGTTATAAAGGTTGCTATCTTTTTGCTTAAAATTTCTCAGCGACTGGCCGAGAATGGCGATGTATTTTTTTTCTAACCACATTATTTATCATCATAGAATATACGATCTTCAATAATTAATCAAGAAATTATTCAGCAGATGGAGCTTTTACTTCGAAAATTTCTGAATTGAGTATGACCTTTATAGGTGCGAGTCCTTGGCCGCGATCAATGTCCATCAAGAGTGAAATTCTATATGTTCCAGGAACGTCTGGCTTACACTCTGCGCCAACGAAATCTTTCAGAAGCAAAGAGCGTTCAATTCTTATGTTTGATACTTTATATGTTTCTTTGATGTTTCTTACGCATTCTGTGATGAGAGATTTATCAATGAGTGTCTGAACTCTGATGCTGGTTTCTGATACGAAATCTCTGTAAACAACCCTGTCGTAAATCATCCCGATTTCATCTTCACCGACAACATAATCTGCAACGGCGAGCTGTGCTACTTCATACCATTTTGAAATGTCTTCATTTTCGAGGACGCTCTTCTTATAGTAGAAGATAGCGTTCACCAAAAGAACGCAGATGAAAAAGGCTATGGTAAATTGGAAAAGATGTGATTTCATTTGTGCAAGCACTTTAAAGGTAAGCATTTTATTTATCCTCCGATGCGGATCTTTATATACTTTGCAACGAATTCAGTAAAAGTAAAGTAGGCGCCAAGCATGACCCCAATCCAAATGACAATATTCTTCGCCGCCGAGCCAAAATAGCCTATAGCCGCGAAGCTCTTATATAGTTCTACCACTTTCTTAATGACGGCTATTTCATCATCATTAAAAGTAACGGTCTTCTCTTTCTTTTCAAGAAGTGTTTCTAGTTTTTTGAGAGCGGCCAGCTCTTCATCTGAGAAAATATTTGTTTTTGGATCTGACATGGTTTAATGCCTTCTAAAATACATCATCGCCCCAGTCTTTGAGTTCTGTAGGATGATATTGGATTTAGGGTTTTTCTTCGCATATTGTTTAATTTCTTCGCCCACTTCGTCTTCACCAACGTAGTTCTTATAGCGGGAGTATTTAGGTCTGCCAAATCTTGACTTCCATTGTGTTTCATGATCTACTTGGAAAACCTTAGTGCCAGCAAATGAGTCATTGGAGTTTATGCCGGCGATGTGACCACCTACCGTTGCATTTGCTGCGGCATCTTCTGTCATCATTTCTGGGGTGACTTGATCCCAATACTCTTTCATGAGCAGGAGGAATTCGTCTGTTGCTAATTCTTTTTCGTGATAGTTGTGCCCTTCCTTGATAAGGAGCAGAGCTGAAGCGAAAGTAACGAGTCTGGTATTGCCACCTGGAACCTTAGCTAGAATTTGTTTGATGTTTCTGATTAGAACATCAAACATCTTAAATGATCTATTTTGTTCTTCTGTACGAAATGCCTTGGCAATCAAGATGTTTCCGTCTTCGTCGATAACACCTGTCTTAAATGCTTTCCATTGATTGAATGGGAGCGTCAATCTTCTTACAAAATTATAGATCAGGAATAGATCGATTACACCTGCCATTTCTTAACCTCTTCTTTTATATCCTCTAGACGGTCTTTCCAGACAGGAGCGATCGCTGTTCTGGTCAACTCATCTGTCGAAGCCAATGCTTCTTTTGCCAATGTAATGGCGAATTTCAATTTAGCAAAGTTCTCATTTACTTCTTTCAATTTATAGATCACTTTGACGCCGTTGGTGATATTTGCTTCTTCCAAGAAATCTTTAAACTTATCCATTAGGCCCTCATCACTGCATCTGGTGACATGAAGTTCTTTTTTCTCATTACAGTCTTAGCAGACATCTCAATCATGCCGGTCTGCCGATTCCAGTCTATTGCAACTGGTGAATTGATATCTGACGCCATGTCTTTTAGAACAACTTCCGCCCCGGCACTCATCTTGAGTTTATTACCGTTCTTTTGAAACTGTTTATTGAATAACGAAACTAATTCTGAAACTGTAATTTGACGGCCATTTCTAGGGTCATTCACCCGATCTAGAAAGTGTCTTGTAAACTCAACATCTATACCAACCATCTTAAAGAGCTGGTCAGCATATTTTTCAATTGAGTTCAGGTCGTTCTGTGTGACCTCTTGCTCTTCTCTGAGAAAAGATCTAAGTGACATCTCATTTCTTTCCTAGAAGGCTTGTGTCTTTAGCATTGATTCTAGAAGCCATATCTTTTGATTTAATTGCGAGCTGTCTTGAGAACTGTTCTTTCTGTTCTTTGTCGTCAGTCTTGTTTATGTGATTATGAACGTTATCTAGTGCATCGATAAGATCCACATATTCCTGCTGAACTTCATACATTAGCTCCTGGAATTTTGATCCAGTCTTCTTGTCTGGTTCTTCAATCAACAGACGTTGCAACTTAATGGAGCCGTCTAAGATTGCCTGAGCTAATGGATCTTTTCTCATTAGAATCTCGATTTAATCTTTGATTTCACCTTGTTTAGTTGAGATGAGAATTGAGTCTTCTGTTCTCCGTTGCCCAGCCGAGACACGACAATTTCAGCTTTCTCAACAGCGTTAATCAATTCTTCATAAGCTGATTGAACATCAGACATAGCACCTTGAAATGCCTGCCCTGATCTTGGGTCTACTGCCTCTTTGTGGAGTTTAATTGCTCCAGAGCGAAGGTCGTCGATTAGTTTATTCGTTCTCATTACTTTTTGCTTCCTTTTGTGATAGCCTTCATAATAGAATCTGACATATCTGCGTCGAGTTTATTATTGCTGGCTAGTTCTTCTTTCTTGATGAGATCTTCTGCAACATTGTTGAATTTAATCTTACCACTAAAAATATCATCCGCTAATACATTCTTTTTCATTTAACCGTTTCCTTTTTGGATTTCTCTAATTTTCTGTATAACATGAGCATCTAGAATAATGTCCTTGGTTACAACGACGTTTCCTTTGGCGCCCACATTCTCAATCAGTTCAGAAGCAAAACCTAATGAAATAAGAAAAGGCATCAAACTTCCTAAATATTCACCGAGTTTCAATATCAACATTTTTGTGCAGGCCCGAGCTTCGAACACATTAAATAGAATCACCAAATGGTTGACTATCAGTTGCTCTCTTAGGACACCCTTCGTATGATAGGAATAAAACAACTTCTTCAAGTATTTTATTCTGTTCAAATCTTCTTCAAATTCCTCTGTCGAAGTACACGATGGGTTGTCATAATGCCGTGCCGCAAATATAATATAATTTTCGTTCGTCAGAACCATCTCGAATTAACTTATAACCTTGAATAATATTCTATCTCCTTGATCTTGATAAAGATCCAATCCAGGGTATTCCTTTCTTTTAAATCTTCCAAGCAGAGCTGCCATCCACAATTTTTCATCATCTTTCTTATTGAATTTTACCACAGCCATGCCGTTTCTGTTTGGTTTACCACCAACTTCTGGCCCAACGATAGACATGTTATAATCTTTCATCATCTTTTCTAAAGACTTCATCCCTTTTGAATTTGGATCCAAATGAGGTTCGGAGTTTTCAGAGAGTGAAATGGTACCCTTGAAAATGTCTTCGGCCAAAGTATCTTTCTTAATCTTAATCATTTTGCTCCTTAGAAGCTACTGAGTGCAGTTCTTTTAAAGGTTGTGTTTGAGGTTCTAATATAGAGATAACTTGAATCCCAAGCTATCGTTCCTGTCTTATATCCCGTCACAGTGGAGTTGGCTGGCGTAAAGCTCCCTGCAATAGTGATTTTATTGTTTGATGTAGTGAAAGAATTGACCTTAGTGATTCCCGAAATGTTCACGTTAGCAGTGATATAAGTATTCGAGGATTGCACGTAAACGTTCCCCTGCATTGTCGTCGTTCCCTTGAACGTGGTGTTCGATGGGAGCTGTGCAATGAGCGAACGCAAAGTAATCTTCTTAGACTGAGGGGAGCCTGAGGGATCATCTATGATTAATAGAAGATCTTCTCCAGCCGGCACCGACAAAGTCTGTAATTCAGAGATTTTCTTTGATGGCATTGTATTAGGCCGTTACTGTTACAGAGCCGGCGTTGTTAGAAATTGGGCCATTGATTACCAATACAACGTTTCTAGCACCTGTGTTGGTTGATTTCAAGCTGATTGCCGTCGCTGTAGAGTTTGCTACGGTCTGCGACTGGATCTTGAATGTGCCCACGCCTGCCGCCTTCCAACGAACCATCAGAGTGTTATTAGCACCTCTAACTGTAGTTGCTGTTGATCTAGCGATCATGTTGTTACCGCCGGCGGTGTTAGCAACTGTAATTTTGACGTTACCTGCGGCCCACTTCATTGGTTCTGAGAACGAAATATATGTGTTCACGAAACTACCGTTGACGGTTGATCTGGTTGAATGCCACATATCTGTGACTTTGGCTGTGTTGAAATTGCTTGTGTTTGATAGCTGAGCGAGAGGGATGAGAATTTCGTCCTTCGATCTTGTGCCAGACTTAATACGTCTGACGAAGCCTTTATTGGTAACGATGACGTTACGCTTTTCCTTGCCCTTGAGGTTCTTAGGAAGGAACGTGGTTTTATTCCATAGTGCCATTTTAGTGTCTCCGCTTTTCGATTGTTGATGGGTTACGAGTAAATCTACTCAACATGATATAAGTTCAAAGTTATTTATAAATTTTCCACTATCGCATTCCAGTAGGTATAGAGGCCGTCTGGATCGTCTCTCATGAGCTCTTCTGTGTCTGGAATGTGAGCTGTGATTGCAATTGGTTCAATATCTGTCTTGACCCATATTTCAGGTCCAAGTTGACCGAAACCAACACCGATTCTATCATCCCCGGCGAATCTTTGAATGAATTCATCGAATGGAACCATCTCTCCTCTGAACGGTACTAGACCATCGAAGAAGATATAATTTGCTGTGAATTTGTCATTTCTTGATTCTTTGAAGAAGCTCTTGAAGCTTTCTGTCTTTGGCTTTGGTGTAGTGACGTATTGAGCCATGAGAGTCTTGACTTTTTCAGTTTCTACCAGCATCGTTCTATAAGCTCTCTTTAAGTGTAGTTGCTTACGTGGATTCTTGATGCAGTATTCTTCTGATCTGATAGAATCAGTTCCTGTGCCAGCAGCTGAATAATCTACTCCCTCTGTCCCGACATACGCATCCATTTCTAGAATATAACCAATCAGATTGTGCCTTCTGCTGAATCCAGAATCTCCTATGTATTGAAGAGCCTTGTCGATGACCGGGGAAGTATAGACGCCTTTTCCTAGCATCTTTCCTGTAACTGCCACGCCGCCGACTGAGCTCTGCATGATTTTGAAACCAAATCGTAGAATCATATTAGCTGCGATCGAACCAGTTCCATGATAGAGTGGTGCCATCTTTGTGGCCGCTTTTTCTGCCATCCACTCCTTCAATTCTTCGTTCATTAGATCGATTTCGAATATGTCGAGAACCCAAGGAGCAGAGTTGCCATGGCGGCCATTGCATTTCGAAAAAAGGTCAAGAGTTGCCTGGTCAAGCATTTCTTGATTCGTCGCTACCTTTGTGATCTTAGGTGGTGGAATTGCTACGCGTGTGTTTTCATATTTCTTGATGTTTAGATAGTAATCATCCTTCTCATCTCGGTAAGGCTTAATCCCGGCATCTTTGAAGTTGATTTCAAAGCTATTAAATTTCAAGATTTCAGTCATCGACTGGGGCGTAACCTTAGTTTCAAACGGGATAGGGGTATTTTCTTGCAGGCCCGAAATGTTCTGCAGAAGCAATGAGCTCTGGAGGATGTGATCGATAACCTTACCAAGACGGCTCGTGCCTTTGTTATTCGTCTTCAAAGAATCGATTACTCTAGAGAAGTATTTCTGTCTTTCAGGCTCCGTAAGATTTGGATTATTCTTCAAAGACATGTAATATTCGTCGACACCTGTTTGTTCAATCAGCTTGTTGAATCTTGTAATTTGAGACCATTGATGTTCTCTTGAGGCTATACATTCAGCATATATAGAAGGATCGGGGATAACAGCAAGTTTCTTATTAAAATCTTCTAAATAATAGACGTCGTGAGTTCTTTTCTTCCATTCCTCTATAATTCGTGCTTTCAAAAATGCCTTATCAATGGAAAGGGATTCTGGATCGTTAGAATAAAGATGAAGTGTTTCATGAAAATCTAAACTTTTAACATAATATATACCAGCATCTGAATTTAGCAACCTTTTGAATACTTCTTTAAGAGCTGGGTCGGTATTAATCCACATCGTGAACTTTTTAAGAAAGTTCCCGACGGTGATTCTCACGAGTGCTGGATCCACACCGAAAACATTCGTTGCTTGATTTTCTATTTCTAGAATATACTCTAACAGTAATCTTTTCTGAATGTCTTTAGGTACATTAGTTTTGTCTTGAAGAACACCAAGGAAGCTTTCAGGCCAGCCCCGTGATCGTGTGAAAATGCTAGTAATAGCCATTGGAATGAATGTTCGGCAGATGTAGTCGTCTGCCAAAGGCGGTAATGGCTGTCCTGTGGTAACCAATCCCTTAAACATCTTATTTAGAAGATCTGATACAATATCAAACTTCAGCCCTGGGGTATTCTTTAAATACATAATCCAAGAATTGATATAGTTCGGATTTCCCATCGCCTTTTCAGGTACGAAATTCACATAATAACCAGATAGCGCTTTCATTTGACCTTCGATATAGAACCAAGGGCCAACCTTAGAATATATGATGTCAAGCATGACACTAATTTCCCGATTTTGTGTAAGATAATTGATGTCTTGTTCGATGAAAGCGGTGTGATATTTTAATAGATAATCATGCTCTTTAGCAATATAGTCTTGCATGAAATCAATGGCTTTATCAAAATCTTCTTTTACGATACCATCCAAATAAGAATAATTTATAGTGATGAATGATGTCAAATATGTGTATTTCATATTCTCGCTTTCGAAAAAGCCAGGATCTGCGAAGATACCGTTAGCAAAATCTTGGATTAGGAACGCCCAATAATGGGCGCGGATGGGGGCCCGCGGATTTAATGCCCCTCTCATCATCGTTCTGGCTTTTTCATCACCAAGTTTTTCTCTTAGAACTTTGTATGAAGGATATCCCATCTTTATTAGCATCGGAAGATCTCTTTTTATAAGTAATGCCGAGACTATTTCAGCTTCGTCTACTTCGAAACCAGCTTTCTTCTTTTGAAAAGCATCGAGATCTGGCATAAGTCCACATTCTTCAATCCAGCCATTTCTTATATATTTTGTAACCATTTCTTTTTTGGGGCCGCTGATCTCTTCAAAAGTAAGCTTTAGTGAAGATCTAAATTTGTTAGCCCCAGCCATTTCTGCTACGGCTTTAGCTTTGAACATAGCTCTTTTAGCAGCATCTGATTCTGGAATGAGATCAAGGAAAAGATTATAAATCGCTAACGATGAAGTATTATTATACATCTTAGTTGAAAAGATGGCTTCTAGAAACTCTGTTGAATATTTCATCTTGTTCTTTAGAAGTATCTTTCCGCAGTGCCTCGCCAACCAAGCAAGAAAGGTCTGATCGTCTTTAACGACGGTCTTAAGAATTCTGATCATAGTCTTTTCTTCAAGAGTATGATCCCATCTGCTCGCCCCAGAAGCCATCATGAGAGAGTTTATAATCTCGACGATTTGAGGGAATGCTATTTGTGGGAACATATCTAGAAGATAGTTTATGATCTTCTCATCTTGATCTGATGTGCCTGCATAAGGAACATCTTTAAAAGGTTCTTCGTTAAGGCCTTGCATTTCTGAAACAACATAAGGTTGAACAGCATTCTTATAAGGCTGGGAGAAACCACCGAATGACGATTTACCAACAAGTGCTAGCATGCCTGCGACTAGATGCTGTTTGACAGCTCCTTTTTCAGAGCCAGTACGATGATGTAAGAATACCGCGTCAAAAACATCTTTATCCTTTCCTGATAGAGCAAAAGAGAACATGGCAAGAGGTCCTAATGTTTCACGGAATATTGACCCTGCCGAGAAGGATAAGGATTTTTCTGCTCTATCGGCTTGATTGTTGACAGCAGCTACCGACAGCTCCCAGTTCGTCTTAGGTTTCTGAATGGTTGGAGTAGGTGGAGCTACGACCGCAACGTTCTTGGTTAGGACGGCTGCTTTTACTAGAACTGAACCTGTAGAAGAAGGAGACGCTGGAATATCTACCTTGGCGGCATTCTTCATGAGCATGTAGATTCTTTGAAAATCGGCGCACGTCTTCTTGATACGAGCAAGCGGGAAGATGATCGCGGCCATTTCGCTCAAACTCTTTTTCTTTTCAATGAACGGCAGAACCACTTGCTGGAATACGATCGCCGAACCACGAGCCGTTGCTATTGGAGTCTTAGCCAATAGGGCTCTGATCAGATCATCTTTGATGACAAGATCTTGCTTTGTTTTCAATAGATAGAGGAATTTCGTAAATTCATTGGTAAAGGTCATATTCAAGAAGTTTTTGTCAGCCATCGCTTTTACCGCAATAGCAAGATCGTGTGATTCGTCTGTTATTTCGGCGATTCTGGCTTTATCTAATTGCTTGAAGTAGAGGAACAAACGATTGTCTCCTGGATGGCTTTGATAAAGGCTTAGGAAGCCTAAGAGGTTCATCCAGAACGCATCTTTAATCCCATCATCATTTGCCAAGAACTCAGCCTTTGTGACAGATAATGTATTATTGGTATTTTTTTTGTTGAAGTAAAGAGAGTTTTCTTTAAGCATTAGTCTATATCTTTCTCATCAGGGTTTATGATAATTTCTGTCTTATTTGGAAGTTCATCTTCAGGCTCTGGAACCTTCTTTGCCTTGCCTTCTGGTTTCTTTTCTTTATCTTTTTCAGTGGCGGCGGGAGTCGATGCTGCGTCTTTGGCAAAAGGATTGGCTTGATTTGGATGTGGTGCTGATCTATCAGTAATGGCAACATCTTCTGTCAGAGGAGTTTTGAGAAGACTTGCAACGAAATCTTTGACATATGAGAGCTTATCTTTGTAGGAAATTACCACAAAGCCATTCACCTTCATAGGAACGCCATCATAAGTGAAGAAATAGTTTTGTTGATTGGGTTTGCCGAAGAACTTCGCTAGCATACCGCCGGTCACGTCCTTTGGGAGTTCCATGCGTGTTAGCGGATCGGGTTTGGAGAATAGCTTGTCTCCGTCATTGAATACTTTTACATCTGGACCAACGGCCTCAGATTTGAAGGCTTTCACTACCTTGCTGACTAATTTGATTGCATCTTTTTCTTTATCAAAGATATCGTTCTTTTCATCAATTTTTCTTTGTTTATCGCGGAAGTCAGACAAGTAGAATCCCCTTTTCGTATTGGTTTCTACTTATTTATAAAACGATTAGACGAGTTTTAGGATGTCTTCGGGTGTATCGACGCTGCCAGGAGCAGGGCCGTCTACGCTGACTAGATTGACCTTCATGCCATTATCTAAAGCTCTTAGCTGCTCCAAGCCTTCGTCAATCTCTCTGATGGTCTGAGGGAACATGACAAACTTCTCCAAGGCATCTCGAGTATAAGCATAGACACCGATATGATGCCAGAACGGCTCGTTATGGTCTTTCATAACCATTCGACGGAAATCTGTAGCTTTAGAATATCTTCTCATATCTAATTCTTCTGAGAATGCCTTGACAACGTTTCTGTTGTCGATCTCATCGTTGTTTAAGATAAGAGTTACAGGAGTAGCAATCTCTACATCATCATGAAGACCAGACAAAGTCCAATCGATAATTTCAGGATCTATGAATGGAATATCGCCCTGTACGTTCACAACTTCAGTGAAGAGTTTTGTTGGATCATAAAGAGTGATGGCAGCATGAACTCGTTCAGTTCCTGAGTTGAGAGAAGAATCTGTCATAACAACTTCTCCGCCCAATATCTCTATTGCCTCTTTGATTTCGTCTGAATCAGTTGCTACAATGACTTTGCCTATTTTTGTCTGTTTGCATCGCTTCCAAACGTGGGCAATCATAGGAATTCCTTCGATCTGTGTCATTGGTTTATTTGGAAATCTTACCGAAGCCTTTCTTGCGGGGATTACGATTATTGAATTCATTCTTGATTATTTCCTCATATGTGTTTTCGGTATCCGTTGTATAGATTACCTTCTTAATACCAAAAGCGACAATGGCTCTCATACATCCAGCACAAGGCTTTGCCTCGCCACAAACATCTTTTCTTTTTCCTTTTACCGTCGTGAAGATGGTAGGGTCTTTTCTTGCTCTAGCAATATAGAGTGTGCAATCATTGAGTTGTTCAACGTTCAATGTATAGAGAGCATTCTTGATGGCATCCACTTCAGCATGCAAGGACACCGCATGGTGATTTTTAGAATAGTATGCCATCAAGGGATGCGTCTTGGTTTGGTTATAGCCGATAGTCAGCATATTGTTTTGATAAACGATAGCAGCAGCCATTCTGCTTCCCGAGACGGGCTTGACAGTAATAGCTTTATCCATGACGATTTTAAGATTTCTCAAATGCCGCTTGTTCATTTCAACTCAATGCTATTTTGACGATCCGCTTTAGTTTTGTTGTAACAGATTCCGTTACGTCTTCAACAAAGTCTTCGATCTGGATGCGATCAAATTCAATATCAAAGTTTGGAAGGGGAATAGCTTTAAGGTCTTTTGTCGTATCCCATTTATAAGAAAGGGTCACGTGCGGTACGAAGTCTGGGAAGTTAGGAACGAGTTTATTCCCTCTCTCAAACGTGTATCTAATTCCTTCAAGTCTCATCCCCTGATCTTTTACGATAATGACTGGTATGTCTGCATTTGCTCCAAGCAAAGCCAATGCTCTTGGCTTGCATGAAATAATGGTAGATAGATATGCGCTCCCTCTTCCAATCCCGGACTTGTTAGTCGAAACCATGATCGTTAGATGAAAGGAAAATGGATTTCCACCATATCCTTTGGAAATGTCAAAGCCATTTTCCGTGGCATATTTGTTTAGTCGTAGTTGGCAATCGTCTGTTGGGATAAGACCCACATAGACTCTTTCTTGTTCTGCCATATCGGTTAAGTATTATTCCTTCCTATTCTCGAATAGCCAAGAAGGAACGCAGGTGTGTCCCCTCTAAAGCCTATGCCTTTATTGAAATCATTCAAACGAACTTGCACCTTGTTTTTATCAGCATCAGAGTATATGACATAACCAGTCTTATCCTCTACCACTTCCCAATCGGCGCCATTCTTCTTACATCTATACATTAACTGAAACCTTCAAAATTGTTGCCTTGCTGTTTGATAGCCGCGAGCAAACCATTCGACACAGGAGCTCCCTGTGGTAGAGCGGAAGGATCGTAACTAATTCCTTTGAGGGGATCGTTGACATTTGAGAATTGCATCTTCAATCTGTCGAACCCAACTAAGAATTTCGGTATTCTGTTTTTATCATCATATCTTGATTTCAATTGCTTTATCAGCATTTGATTTTGTGAGATCAATTCGTCTGACGAAATTAGTGCTGCAATCCAATCCGCTGTAAAGTTTACACCAAACGATTCAGATATGTCTTCCATATTTGGATCTCCGTTTGTTGCCCCCATTCTATTGAACTGACTTGCCGATACAATTGGAACTGCTTCTTCTACTGCCAGCCCTCTCAACTCTTCTGAGATTGATTTGTTGTAAAGATAAGTATTCGAAAGCGTTCCTGGTTTTATTCTAAACGATGTCATAATATTCAAGTAATCGATATATATGATCTTTGGTGTGAAGTTCTTCTTCAACCTTAGTTCATTCAAAAGATTCTTGACGTGTCCCACATGAGCTGCCCCTGTAGGGTACTCCTTAGTAATTAGTTTACCGAGCGTTCTCTTTTTGATAGAAGACATCTTATCGAAGAACATTTTTTCAGATAACAACATCAAATCATCAAACGTGACGTTCATCAAGTTGGCGTCGATACGTTTTGCGATTTCTTCTTCGGCCATTTCCAAAGAGATATACAATACGTCATCACCTTCCATAAGATTCTGTGCTGCCAAGAAACACATCAAAGCGGATTTACCACCATGCGTTGCCGAGAGAAACAGATTCAACGTCTTCTTTGAGAAGCCGCCTTTGGTCACTTTGTTTAGAAACTCTAGACCTAGTTTGACCTTCTCTTCTTTTCTGTGATAGTATTCAAACCTTTTTTCAGCGTCTTCGATATAATCGTGGCCTACTGATTTATTGAATGAAACTGCCAATGCTTTTTGTACGATGTCCGGGATTGCTCCAGACGTGAGTTTTGATTCCCCCTCAATGATTGAGATGCTCTCATGAATTGCGTTCTCGATCGCTCGCTGTTTACAGAAATCTTCTGTAGTCGTTATCAGCCAGTCAATCTGCGGCAGTTCATAGTCTTCTTTGAACTCACCAAGTGTCTTATCAATATCCCCGATTACATTCTCTTTGATAGTCTTGTCGTTTGACAGTTCTATAAAGAGTGCTTCAATTGTTGGGCAGACATTATATTTGCCCACGAATGCCCTGACGTGCTTAAACAGATCTTTCTCAGATTGCTTTGAGAAATATTCTTCTTCAATAAACGGTAGGACTCTTTTGGTGTATTCTTCGTTCTTTATTAAATTCCTTAGAATTATATCGGACGTGTGCAATTAGTAACCTTATTCTTCTGATTGTTCTTCTACTTCTTCTGTTTCCGCTTCAATCGGTTCTCCGCCTAAAGGAACCACATTTTCAACTGCAACTACATCCTCTAATCCTTCACTAGAACCCAACGAGAATTCCTTCTTCGCCGCGGCATCCAACTTGTCTAGGATGTCCTTAGTATAATACTTTTCAGGTTCTTGTGCTAGTTCTTTTTCCCATCTTTTCGAACCATCGGGCATCACATAGCGATTACCGACACGCACGAAAATACCATACTTCAAAGCCAATGGGAGTAAGCCAAAATAACGTTCAAGTCCGTGTTCGAAGTTTGCACGGAGTTCAACAACTTTCTGTTCTTTGGAGAAACGAGACTTCTCCATCTTTGCACGAACGATATTACCGATAACGTCTGTGCCTTCTCTATCTTTCTTTTTTGTAAGAGAGACGATATTGGAAGCGGCATAAGCGATACCACCACCACCCGACATTGCTCTAGTTGGAACGTATGCACCGATCATCTGATATGTGTGATTCGTACAAACCAAGGGAATGCCCAACATGCCGAGTTTCAAAGTAATTGTTCTGAAGATAGAACGAATAATTTGTTGCTTCGTCATATCTCTAACGTCTTTGCCCTCTCGAGCGTCGTTAAGTTCCTTTGTTGTCGGCATGTTTCCTAAAGAGTCAAGAACAACCATCACTGGAGGCCTGACCTTTAGTTTTTCATACCCATCGATGAAGCCTAGAATCTTTGTTCTAAAATCCTGCAATGTTTCGGGAAACTGTATTTGAATTCGGGAGATGTCAATCCCACGACCTGCTAGTTGTTCCTCATCAAGGGCATATTCGGTATCAAAATAAATGACACCACCGGTTGGAAAATCCATCTGGAATTGTTTCACTGCAGACATAGCAAAGAAGCTCTTATAAGTTCCTTGTTCACCTGCTAGTGCCGTCACTCTATTTCCAGCAAACCCACCGTAGATGGAGGCTGAAAGTAGAGCGTTTAAAATATATGAGCCAGTGTCAATGAAACTGGTCGTCGCTGGAATGGTCTCGCCCTTTTGGCCAAGGGAGTTCATCATTTCCAAAAAATTATTATCTTCCATTTATATCCTTTATGATCTTGTTAGTTTCAACAAGTCTTTAATCTTTTCTTCTAGAACAGGCTTGCGGTTGGGCCAATTTATTCTTGGCTTATCTGCTGTCTCGAGAAGGTTCACTAACAAGGGCATAATCAATTCTTCAACTTGCTTTAGTTTTTCTTTGTGCGACAATTCTGTATCAGCCTTCACTGTCGTAATTGTCTTCTGGAAATCTTCGTCGCTTTCGCTAGTAAATCCAAAATCTTTCTTGTTATTGTATTGCGCGATGACGTCTTTTATATCTACGGCCATTATTCGAATAGACTCTCTACATTTGCTTCTGGGGCCACCGACCAACCGATGGCATCTGTTACCCCCTGCAATGGAAACAAGAATGCCTTATTCCATTGTCCTTCATAATCAATGTAATCGTGAAGTCCAAGATCTTTTGACAAATGAGTTGTAAACCCGATCACATCTTCTTGAACTAGGTTTGGAAGTTTCAACTGTACGAATTTAATCTTGTCGCCTTCATAGATACGTTCATAGTCTTCTCTGCTTTTGTCTTTAATCAGATTGTTGTAAACCAAAGCCGCTCTCACATGCATTGGAGTTCCCTTGGTATAAATCGTCAATGGGTCTGAATATTTCGACAATCCTTTTACACCAATCGGAGAAGCAATGTCTTCAACTGATATTGCATTGAATTTAATTCTTTCTTCATCAATGAAATTGAACAACGTTTCTTGATCTTTGTGCATAATAATCTCAAACGATTTGTTCAACAAATCTTTGCAATGCCCAGGGGTCGTCGATCTAATAGCTTCAATTCCTGTAACTTCAAGTTTTGGTGTGGCGTATCTTGTTCCTTCTTTATCCCAGATAGAACAGATGTATCTTTTCTTGGCCTGCCACAAAGCCTTATCACAAATCTTTTCACGTTTCATGATCATCTTCTGTTCATAAGAGTTCATAAAGCCATGAAGCTCTTGGAACCATTCTTCCAATTTAGGTTGAACTTTATCTCTACAGAAGCGATGCAAGAACTCTACAATTTTGAGAGGTTCTTTTAACCCGGTCTTGACAACGAGTGTCTTAAAATCCACCCATACCGAGTCTGTATCAGATGCGATTATATAGTCTTTTCCAGAAGTTTTCAACATATCGTTCAGATATTCGTTTAATTTCCGAACAACATATCTGATTGTCACCTGCCCCGAAAGTGTGATTGCTTCACCAAGAACACGATCGTAAAACCTAAAGCCTGCATTTGATAGGGAGCCATATAAGGCGTTAAGAGCGATCTTATAATTCATCTGGAAGTTTTTGAACACTGTGATCTTCCGTTTGATTTCTTTTAGATCTTCTGGAGTTGCTGTGTCTTTTACCTTTTCAGCGTATCTTTCAAGTTCTAACTGCTGATCTTTGTAATCTTTTCTTCTAATGAAATACGACTCAGTGATTGTTGCAATGAAACTGCGTTTATCTTTTCTGAACATTGCCCCGTTTGCTGCTAACGAATAATTATTCTGTCTGATATAGCTATCAAGCCCTGCTTCCATCTGTAGTCCAATCATACGATTCTGTTCTGGCTCATCAACTTTTCTAACAAGTGTTTCAGGTCCGATGTTGTATTGCATAATCAATGACGGATACAGAGAAGTCAAATCCAATGATACTGCCCAATCATACAATCCAGGCACGGCCTCTCTTACCGCACCACCTGCGATCTTTTCAGCCTCTGCTCCAGTGTGTCTACGTTTTGGAACGATTACTTTTCTTTCTAGAAGGAAATTGTAAATGATCGCATCCCAGATTCTTGTCTGTTTGAAAACGTCAATAATATTGATCTTCGCCGACATAGCCATGTTCACAGCCAAGTCAATTAAGTTTTCTGATTCCTCAATCCTTACGATAAGCCCGACGTCGTTTATATTGTAATCAATGAAGAGTTTGAAGTCTTTCTTATAAAGATCGTTCAACCCCTTGAACTGGGAATAGTCGGTTTTTGCTTCACCGAGAACTTCAACTGCAACTGAGTTCAATTTGAAGTTTTCTGGTTTCTTGTCGGAGAACTTTTTAAACAGTGGAAGATAATCGAGAATAACCAACCCAAAAATATCATAGGCATTCACATCGCCTCTCATTGTAGGGATGATTCTTTTCTTTAATATCTGCCAAGGTGAAAGTTTACGAGCCCAATCCTTCCCGATAGTTCTTGTGATTCTGTTTACAAGATATGGTACGTCGTACTGCTCAATATTCCATCCAGTTATGATATCAAATGCAAGCACTTGCCAAAGCTGGACTAACTTGGTCAGCAGATCGTTTTCGTCTTTACATTTGACATATCTTATATTTTTTTCAGTCGAAGTATAATCCTTCAAGCCCAAGACATAATATTGACCCTTCAAGTATATCGCGACCGAGATCACGGCTTTGTCTGCCTTGTCTACGTCACCATAACCACCTTCAGAGTCTGTTTCGATATCGATGTATGCTAATCTGATTGTATCAAAATCATATTTGACTTCGCCTTTAAAATAATCGGCGATAAACGAATATTTCCAATCGGTCATGCCGTGGTATTTAAAATTGGAAACGTTCTCGTATTTGCGAATGAAATTGGAGCATTCAGAGATGCTGCCTGGTTGGAACGCTTCTAGCGGCTCGTCTTGAATTGACTTGAAGCCTGCGTTCATCTTTTTGGAAGGAAGGTAAATAGTAGGGCTGAACTTTATTTCTTCTTTAAACGGCTTCCCGTCTTTATAGCCTCTACATAAGACGTTGTCGCCGACAACATCTACGGTCGTGAAAAAATGCAAACGTTAATTGTCCTTTGATTATTCTACATTATAACGTATTGCATTCATTTCATCAATTAGAATCTAAGAAATTCTTAGCGTCTTTTGCTGTAAGTTTTCGACCTAGATTCTTTTCTAGTATATCGAAGTCTTTTCTGTATTCGGTTTCCATGTGTCTTAGGAAACCGTTTCTGTCACCTGATGGCGACATAATTGCTCTGAGTCCTTCCCAGAGTAGTGCGTGTCTGAACATAATATCTCCTGTTCATAAAACATAAAACAGAGAGGCAGAATTACCCCTCTGCTTATGTCAGGTTAATTCTTCAATTATTCTTGAAGTAGTTTTTTGGCGGGTGTGGTAGCGGGCGTTTCATCATTGATTTCAATCTTCTTAGGCTTTTGATCCTCTGGGACAAGGCGCTCCAGGGTGAGCTTCAAAATACCGTTCAATAGTTCGGCGTTTTTGACCTCGACGTGATCCGCAACTTTAAAATTTCTTTCGAAGTTACGTTCCGCAATTCCTTTGAACAAATAGTTCTGATCAGGCGCTGGTTGATTTCCAGACTCGAGAGAGCCCTTAATCTTTAACAGACCTCCTTCAATAACTATTTCAAGATTAGATTTACCAAATCCGGCAACTGCCATTTCGATCTCGTAAGTATTGTCGTTTTTCTTGACGATGTTGTAAGGTGGGAATCCCAAGGCCTTAGAAGTTAGTGCCGACATCTTTCCGAAATCAGCGAGTAGGTTCTCAAAGCCTACGGTTCTTGGGAGAAAGGTTGAGAAAGTGAAAGGATCGTTATTCATTTATTGCCTCCATTTAAGCAAGGTTTTATTCGTGACCCATAATTGGCATCACAGTTGTATTTATAACAGATATTTGTGAAAATATCAAGAAGGAGATAAGGGGAATTTCTTCCCCTTATCTCCAGCCGGCCCTACTAAGTCGCGGTTTATTCCCAGATGTTGTAGCGGTCTACCATGATTGTTTCCAACATGACGCTCTTTGGCGAGAAGTTTTCCAACGTGTCTGCCAAGACGCTTTTCAAGATCGCAGGCGAGAATCCGGAGATCAACGCCGTGTTGTCGTCGTGCACAGTCACTGGCTGGTTCCCTTGACGGCCGCTTACATTCCAGAACACAATCTTTGGAAGTTTGTATCCTGAAGCTGCATATTTTGCCTTGATCGACGTGTAGTTTGTCGCATCAGGTGTCTTTGAGCACTGGTTAAATTCCATGTCTGAGATTACCAAGATCATCTTTGGCATATCAGCTTCTGGAACTGTGTTGGTTTTTGCAAACTCTAGAACGTTCTCGAAAGCCGCCTCTAGGTTTGTACCCATCGCCCAATGTGCTTGACGCATAGCGTTTATCTTTTCATAAACGTTTGCCCCAGTCAATTTGATCAATTCTGCTGTTTCTGAGAAGGAAAGCATAATGTCGTGGTATGCACCTTTCTGCTTGTCAGCAGTGTACATCCCGATTGAAAGTGCGACGTCCATTGGTGTCAACCCCACGCCTTTGCTCACGACGTATCCCCCGCCCATAGACCCTGAGACGTCAACCATTGGCAAGATCATGTTGTCTCCTAAGAAATCAGGCAACGCTTTCCACTGTTCCAAGGAAGCAGTGATGTTGCCGTGATTCATAGACTTTAGGACATCATATGGATAAACGGCAGTAGCATTCATCTTCACACCTGCAACTCCCTTTTGGAGAGAAGCTAGATATTCAGTGTAGCGTACCGTGTCACGGCGGCCGAAAGCCTTCTGATAACGTGCAGAAGCCACGGAAGGTACATGCGAGTAGTTGATTGATGTCCAATCCTTCGCACACATCTTCTGTTCAACTGTGGTTCTCAAACCAACGATGGTTTTTCTCCATCTCTTTGGCGTCCATCCCATGAACGTGCGCAATTCATATGCTAGCTTGCCCTGGACAGGCATCCACTTTGCAGCGATTGCATTCTTCGCATTGATCTGGTTCTTGATTTCTTCAAATGCCAATTTCTTAGCATAGTCAGTTGTGAAGATCAACAAGTCATCCCAACGGCCGTATTCGGCCCATGCTGGGATCAACAATTTCAATTCGGTTGGGTATTGGTTTTCGATGTGGATCAAGATCTTACGTGTCGTTTCACGCTCACCAGCTCCGCCACGAATGTCACGTGCCCACATCAAGATACGCAAAGACAATTCCTTGTCTTCAGTATATGCTTCTGTGAAAGATCTCGTGAAGTCCATGTTACGGGTTCCGATGATACCGAAAAGGTCGACTAGCTTGCTGGTCGAAGAAAGATTGGTCGCCGCCTCGTTTGCAGTCTTCCCCAAGTTCTTCGTTGCATCGAGTTTAGATGTGAATACGTTCGTCATTTTACGTCCTCTTTCGGTTTAATTTTAACAAGTTGGTTAGAAAAAGATAATCTCATTAAGGGTTAATTCCCTAAAAGTATTATCCGACCTTTTTTGCTCGACATCTTGCTTTTCACTGGATGCCTTGGACGCTATCTTTATACCATAAACGGAGCCTTCGAAGAGGCCGATGTTGCTCCTGCTGAATATGATTTTATTGCAGAACCCAACTTTATTGTATAACAGACTCAATTTTTAACCGCTCTGACCACTGAGCTACTTCCCCGTAAATGGTGGGGAAGAGAAGAATCGAACTTCTGCCTGTGCATTATAATTGCATTTCTTTTTGCTGAAATGAGTCTAAAACTAAAGTAACAGATTTCCTTTTTGCGTGACAAGCATTTTTTGATTGATGAAAGAAATCTAAATTCAGAGTAGATTAATGTAAAATCAGACTCTGTTGGTTTTCGTTAAGACTGATTTTGGTCAGTTTTTTTGAAATTTTTAGTTGCTGAATAGAGTCTTAATTCTGTAACAGGTTCGCTTTTTTGTGTTTGAAACAAATTTTTGATTGCCGCAGGGAACCTTAAAGTCGTTGCCCGTTCGGGCGAATTCAATAGTTTATCGGGGTCGTATTCCCCTTCGACGGGGAACTTTACCATTTCTTGTTGCTAAAACGACCCTAATATGGTTAACAGACTAACCTTTGCTCTTTGTTCAAAAAAGATTTTTGTTTGCTGTAAGTAGTCTTGAATAACGTATATTACAATGAAATCAATGTGTTGTCAACACCTTTTTATGATTTCATCCACTTTGAAGCGTTTTTTCTGATGCCGTCAAACGACTGTTCACGAACAAGCTCAAAGTTCTTGTAAACTGGCTTCAGAAGGTTCGTTTCTTCTGTTGCCTCTTGTTCTTTAACAGTTATAAACGATTCACCATCATGAATCAATGCCAATCTACCTCTTTTTGAAACTTTCTTGTGATCGGTGATTGGATCCTTGTAGACATCCTTTTCTTCACCATTGATTGTGATGGATGATGCCTTCATCGCGAACCTGATGGTATCGCGATCTACTTTCTGGAGAAGACCGCCGCCCATGCCGAATGCCATGTTTTCAGTAGAAAATCCATTGCTGTTGAGGCGTTCGATGATCTGCTTGATAATATCTGGTGTGCAGCCGTCGCCCTGAATAACCCGAACGTGAGGGTTGAGAACTTTGTAACCCTTTGAGTTCACGGTGTAGCCGAACTTGGTGGCCAGAAGCATCACAACTTCATTTGGTGTGGTTACTGGGTTTCCCGAATCTGGACGAACGACCAGTGTTCCGTTCCTTGCAAGAACCTTTTCACGGAGGTCTTCGCCCCAGATTCCAGAAACTGCTGTCCACAGATCATAAGAGTCTGAGACGCAAGCAATGATTGGATTGTCCTTGTATTGATCGAGCATATTTTCATACGCTTTGCGTTCACCATCACGGCCCCAGGCAGTGATTGTTGAGTGTTCAGAAGCCGGTATGCTGAAACCCGGGAAGTTTTCGTATGGATAGTAGGCCTCAATGGCTTCAAGAGCTTCGACAGTATCAGTGCCCATGAAGTTAACCAAGTGTGACATCCCGCCCAATGCTGCGGCTTCAAAGCTGGTTGCGCCTCTCGCCCCGAAATCGTGAAGCTTAAAGTTGATTTCATTCTCGGGGTTGTCACAGGTCTTCAAGAGGCTGTCCCAAATGATTTCCTTGACGCCGAGTGAAATCGTCGCCACTGTCGTTGGATACCAAATTGCCCGCATCAAAGCGGTTTCAATCCACGACGTCAACCAAGGGAACTCAGGATCTGTGTTGTGAACCTGGACCAAGACGTTGCCGACAGGAAGGATTGTACCTTCTTCAACGGCTGTAATTTCAAGAGGTAGTTTGCCGCCGTAACGATGGAACATTGCCTTCCATCCTTGGATGTTGAAAGGGACACCATGCTGGTTGTAAAGCCGATCTGCATATTCGATCTGTCTTGCTGTAAACCCAGGCAAGATGTATTCTTTGATGAATGCCTGCAGGCCGAAGAACAAAGTCTTGTCGTGCTTGCCGCCGGTTCTGGCTTCGATATAGGAAGACACTCGGGTCGTTCCTGGTGGGTACTGCTTGAAGTGCGATGTCTTGTAGCTGTCAACCGAAGTCAATAGTGATTTCTTTAACGTAGTCATGATTGCAAAAACTCCTTTTGCGTTTTTAGGTGAAGTCTTTCTTCACCTTAGATTAAAGTCTGAATGATGTCCCAATGATCTTCAAAAAGGTCATCAGAACGTAGTTCTGATAGTTTGACCCATGCTGCTTTGTCTGCATCATCGGCTCCTCTCACGTCTGGTAGCCCCACATCTGGCAGACTGTTCAAATCCATCAAGTATGCTTGTGTGATTGTCCGACCGCGTTCAGAGCGGAAGGGCGCATCAAATGTTCTTGTCTTTGTAATTTTGCCACGAAGTAATGCCTGTGGCAATTTGATTCCTGTCTCTTCTTTGAGCTCACGAATCATTGCATCTTCAAGGCGTTCATCAACTTGAACGAAACCACCTGGTAAAGCCCACAATCCCTTCCCGGGATCTGCACGACGCCTTACTAAAAGAATGTGTGCTGCCTTGATAAGTACCACATCAACCGTCTGGAAAAATGGCGGATAGGGAGCTGCTTCCCATTGCTTCTTGTAGTTCTTGATGAATGTGTTTTGAGCAATGAGATCATAATAAACCTTATTGTTATTCCGCAACCATTCTTCAAGATAAGCATTGGTTTCTTCGGTCAACTGTTCAGGTGAGAATGAATAAAGTTTTTCATCAAACATTCTGTCTCTGATTTGTGTCGCCGACAAAATCACCTGCTGTGGTACATCAATTGATTCCCAATAGGGGAACATCTTCAAGTAGAATGAACTGCGATCTTTACTGTGACCGATGACCCCAATATTGGCAGTTTTAGAATTCACAACCAATCGATCAATTGAGGCGTGAAGTTCAGACAACCATTTGGTGTCGTCGTAAATCCAGTCTGGATGATAAATGAAATGAAGTCGTTGGCGATCATGTTTATCAAAATTCCACATGATCATTTCCATGCGCTCTGAAGCATTCCATGGATTGCGGCCACTGCGGGCACGGTTAGCTCCGCCTAATACGATGATAACGTTCTTCGAAAGCTCTAATGCTTTTTGAACAACGCTGTGATGGCCTTTGTGGTATGGTTGGAATCGTCCAATAAAGATGAGATAGTCAAACATAGCAAGCTCCTTGCTAAAAAGTTACCAGGGGTCTTTCTCCAGGTGTGATGTATGGCATCACTTATAACCTTACTTATAACATAGAACTTGAAAGAATATCAAGTTATTCTACGAGCTGCGAATAGTAAATGTGAGCGCCTACCGTCTTACCCTTGGCACCCTTCGACCACTTCGGAGTAATTCTTTTTTCATGATAAAACTTAGCGCCTTTTGTTGTGTCACCGTGCACTCCACGCAATGTTCCCATCACAGTGATTAAGATACCCGTAAGACGCATTTTTTCACGACGTCCTGCTGGTGTTACATCATCTGAGAGGTCATCGAAGTAACATGAAAACTGCTTAAAGTCTCGTGCTACGCCACAAATTGAAGTTGACCAGCGCTTCTTCTTATCTTTCGTGCGGTTGATCATCACGTTCGTTATCGCAATCCACTCTTCGCGATTTTGACCACGCGCTTCGTGCCAAACTGTTTGAGCCGCACAGAACACATCGCGTTCAGTGTAAACACCTGCATCAGCATGTGAGTTAAACAAAGAACCCACCATTGACATTACCTTTATTGTCATCCCACTCATAGCCATCTTAAAGTACCACCTTTTGTTAAGTCCCAATATGAATATGATAACACATTCTAGAAATATAACAATTGGAAACGGTGGGTTGAGTTACTCAAAAGTAAACCCCGGAACTAGCTGTTCCGGGGCTTGATATCTTGATAAAAATATCTTTACATACTAGGTTCTACATTAGAGCCTTCAGTTTGCACCAGACAGCTCAATCGTTACGCCCGTTCTTAGCGCCACTGGTTTAATTGATCCGCAACGGGGAAGCATGATCATTCGGTGGGTGCAATTACGAGTAGTCCTAATTACGCTACCTTTGGAATTGCTTCCTCAGGCATTCTCTTCTTTCCAATGCTATACTTCGGAATCAAAGTCCACTGGTCTTTCTCTTTAAATGAAAGAACTTTAATCTTCGAGAGCGGGCACGTCAGTTCAGTTGTTTTAACTTTATCGACTACTTTAATCAAGTCCCATTCTGAGAGAAGATTGGCAATTGTATTTCTACGTGCTTTATCTTCTTCTGAGAAGTTTGTTGGTTTGCCGTCAAGCATAAACAGTTCCTTGAAATGAACTAGATAATACTTTTCCTTCTTGTGTAAGATATGACAACTCTGATAAAGCTCATGTTTCGAGGATGAAGCGACACCGATACGGGTCAATGTTTCTTTCACTTTCAAGAAGTTATCCTGTAACGGCAAAGAAATTTCCACCATACTATCGACAATAACTTTCTGTCTTTCTTGAGATCTTAGGTATTCTTCAGTTTTGTCTGAATTGTTATCCATTATTTTATCCACCTTTGTCTATTTTCTGTATGATGTCGTCAATCTGTTCTTCTGTGAGAACCTTCATGATGTGCCTCATCTTCCGTGGATTGCATCCACAAGCCATGCACAAGGCTTTAATGTGTTCTTCTCCGTATTCTTTTTCAGCTTTATCGCGTCTAAACCAACGCTCTGCTTTCGCGATCGTGTTATAGAGGAAATCATAATGCTGCTTGTTCGTCAAACCCTGCAACTGGTTGGCTTCATTCGCCAACATGATGCTATTAACGAAATTTGAGAAATACAAGTTTATGTTTCTTTGAACATATTCTTTATTGGAAGGCATATCATCTTCAGTCTTAATATGGCCTTTCTTCTGACCAATGCTATTGATAATATCCCAATGGGTCCATTCCTGTGACATTAGTAGCACGACGCCATAATTTCAACCAACATAGCGGTCGTGTTGATTTCAATATGTGAAACCGTCGATGCTTGATGGTCGTATCTGTTCATGATCAACAGAAGGTTGGGCTGTTTGCTAATGTCAAGTTTTGCTGTTAGCTGAGTGTAAAGCTCTTCCAAGAAACTCGAGAAGTCAAGGTCTGAGTTATCTCTAACCCATTTTCTCATTCCAGTGAAATCTTTCTTGGCTAACTGTTCTAGTAGCCTATCGAGACTGACCATTTCGATCTGAACCAAGATTCCTGAATCAATACGCTTACCGCCTTTTGAGTAACGCTGTAATTCGCTGATACATTTTCTTAAATCTGGATAGAACTTTTTATAGATTTCAACCACTACTTTGGGATCATGATCAACATTTTCTGTTTTAAGAATATATAGGAGGCGCTCGACCTGCTGTATTTTCAAGGCTGCTGATTCCTGAGCCGTGATATTTGCAAAGTTGAAATCTATTGTTGAAAGCCTTGACTTCAGTTCCTTGATAATCCGGTTCGGATAATTGCAAGTTAGAATGAAACCACAGTTCTGGGAGAATTCTTCGATGAAGTTTCTAAGAGCTGGTTGAATCCATAACTTGTGAAGATAATCTGCTTCATCCAAGATAACGTATTTTCTACCGTGCCCCTTCAAAGTTACCGTGGAAGCGAAGTCTGTAATTGAAGTTCTTAAAACATCAATACCAGCATTCAACGATCCATTGATAACCATAAACTCTGCATCGAGATCTTTCATTGCAGCTTTAGCAATGGTCGTCTTGCCAATACCAGCTGAACCGGTAAGCAAGAGATTTGGTAAGTAACCACTTTGAATAAAGTTCGCGAAAGTCTCTTTTACCGTGTTTGGCAAAGCGACATCGACAATACTTCTAGGACGATATTTTTCCGCCCATAGTACATCTTCTAAAATTTCCATTCAATCAAGCCTCCAAGAATGAAGGCTTCTTGACCGATGGAATAAAGTATTTCAATTTTCTATTTTTGGAAATAAAACAAACGAACATCTTATCTGTGAAGTGTACATCGTAATCATCCCCGAGCATTGGGAGATTCAAAGCTGAAAGAACATATCTGAACTTCTTTGTTGTCGGCCCTAACTCATACATGGCACCATCAGAATCAGATTCCTTTGTGTCCATGGTTCTTACAATCATCTTTTCACCGTCACCTTCAAACGAGAGTGAATCTTGATTATAAATTGAATTTGCTTTGATTACCGTCTTGAGAAGATCCTTATCCATTGAAATTTGCATAACAATCTCACCTGGGCTCAATGCCTTGTCTAGAGGTGGATGCTTAATAAGGATTGGATTACAGAACTTAAATGTTGCATCATGAGTTCCTTCTTTTAGAAAGACCTGTGAATCTGAAAATTCAACGTCTGGTGTATTGAACAACGAAAAGATCCCTAGGAATTTGTTCAGGTCATAGATACCAAATTGTTTTGGGATCTCTTCGTCGATCTCGGCTTCGGCGTATATACCGCCGGTTGGAGATAAGAGTTTTTGTGTTTTGCCTTCTAGAAACAAAATAGATTTATTGATCGTCGCAAAGTTTTGTAGAATTTCCAGTGAGGACTGGCTGAATTTTAGCATTAAGTATTATCATCCTTTTTAGGTTTCATTTTGTCTAAGCAGTACATCGCCATTATTCCAAAATGTATTATTTTCAATAGGTCTTGTCTGTTGTACCCCTCTTTAAGACCAAATCTGTCGGCATATTTCATTGCACTGCTTGTGCTGAAATACAGACCTCTGAGGGGAATCTTGGAAATTAGTTCAAAAGTTTGAACCGAATTATCATTGTTACTATAATGTTTTCTGTAAGTAGAATCAATGTAATTCTTTAACTCTTCAAGAATTTCTGCTTCTTTAAATTTATAATCGACCAATTACTTTTTCAAGCCTTTCAATTTTGATGGATCGGCTGTTAATGACACACCTGCTGCGGCGAGTGCACTAACATTTCCTTTGAACGAATATGAACCGATGTGGTTCAAAGTCATCCATGGACAAACCCAAACCTTACCACCAGCTTGTCGAACCATCTGACAGAACATATAGTCTTCCGAAAGTAATCTTTCAGTTTTTGGATCTACTTCTACTGGGAAATAATTATGGATATATCTAACGCCATCGAAATCTTTGTTCCGGGCGTGATCGGGTTTGTATTTTCGTTCAGGAAACTTCTTCTTAAATTTTTCAAAAGTTCCACGTTGAATCATCATAAACCCAGTCCCCGATTCAAATACTTCAAGCGGCTGGAATAGATTCACTTCTGTTCCTGGCTTCATAGGAAGGCAATTGAAAACGAAATCTCCAACGAAATCTTCTAATTGGAAAGGGTTCTGATCAGCAAAGCCTTTGTTGACAGCCACCATAACCTTTTCCCACGAGATATTCTTCTTGGGATACGGGCCACATATGATGTCTTTATCTCCGCCTGGATCGGCAAGATTCAAAAGAGCTAAGACGTTTACGGGATCAAACTCAATATCAGAGTCGATGAAGATCATATGAGTAAACTCTTCGTTTCTCATAAACTCATCGGCGCAATAGTTTCTAGCACGCTGAATCAAAGATTCATTAAACATGCAATAGAACTGCATGGGAATCTTATGGCGTTCGCAAAGAATTGCTAGATTTACTAGAGACTGGGTATATTGACCAGTGCACATCCCGCCATACATTGGCGTGACAACTAGGAGTTTATATTTTCTTAATTTCTCTACTGAAATGGCCATTTCAGGGACCCCTTCTTGAGGTCCCTGTTTAAGCTTCTTATCTTCTAAATTCATTCATTCCTTTATTAAGGGGCCTTGGTGCCATTAAATGGCCGGAAGTTCCCCATCTGGAGATCTTCCATCGCCTTCTTCTTGAGTCTTTCTTGTTCTGCTACTGACACCGGCGAAATCGCGTTGAACATCTGCATAAAGCTGTCCTTCGTGTGCGTTGGGAATCTGTTGAAACACATTTCCAATGCCGTTGTTTCTTCGCCCCATATCGAATACGCCTTCAAAATGTGAACAAGTCTACGAGTTGAAAGTGTGAATTCTTGGTTCCCAACCTTGTGGGATGTCCGAATCTTATTCGCCAACTCAATAATGTTGTTGACGAACGTTTCTTTTCCTTTGATCTTCAGTGTCTCACAGTTGTTCAAAAGAATTCTTGTTTCCAACTGAACTGAAGGATAGTTGATTTCGAACGTGAGCGGGAAACGTTCCAGGAACGCTTCGTTCAAGCACTGTGTACCGATAAACGAGCCTGTGTCATCCCCCAAGCCCTTGGTATTTGCCGTCGCCGTGATTTGGAAACCCTTGGCCGGCGTGATCCATTCCTTGGTCCGCTTCACATAATAGCCGCGACCTTCAATAACCGACTGCAAACACATAATCTTCGTTGGGCTTGCCAAGTCTACTTCATCGAGAAGAAGCATTGCCCCCTGTTGCATCGCCTTAACAACCGGCCCATGCTCGAAAACAGTGTTGCCGTCTTTCAACCGATAACCGCCCATCAAGGCGTCTTCATCAGTTTCAATTGTCAAGTTGACACGAAACATTTCGTGCTTACGTTCTGCACAACACATTTCAACCATCATTGTTTTGCCGGCGCCCGAAGGTCCAGTAAACAGAATTGGATAAAACATGCCGCTGGCACCGACCATTAGCAGGTTCTTGTAGTCTTGAGTTGGAACAAAGTGCTTGTCCCATTGTGGTATTACACCACAAGTCTCATCGGCGCCTTCAATCATATTACCTTCCTTTTCACTTTTGACATAGTCTCTATCATCTTCTCAATAAACATATTACTATTAGAAGCTGAAGAAAACAAGTTTTGATTTACCTTAAACGTTGCTGTCGTCCCATTATATTCTTCTAATATCTCAATCTTTGTATTATGCGTAATATCGAAGTTGAAAACGTTGCATCCCAGGCGCTGCCTCAAGATTTCATACAGTGCCGGCGTATTGTCACCTCTTGATCCATCTTTACGAGTGGTTGTATGTGTGATACGTGTCCGTTCGTCTACGATGTAATCATAAACGTTTCCACAAGTGCATCCGCCGTCTGTAAGGAAGATGCAGTTGAGAACGTCGATAGCATATCTTGCTTTCATCTCTTCACCAATCTTCTTCACATAATTTACTGAAGTCGACAGTGGAGTTCCACCCAAGTCTGAGAACTGTGTAAGTATTTCGAGGTTTTCTCTGTTCTTCTGCAATGTAAATTCGCTGCTGAAGAATTCGATCATACCAAATTTGCCTTGAGCAAAGTGCGTGTCTTTGATCGTCTCTGCTTTGCCATAAATATCGGAAAAACCAAACACCTTATAGGGAACTCTGAGCCGTTGGCAAAACTGCGTCAGCTTGTAGGTGTACTGCATAACTGAACTGAATATGCCGCTCATTGAACCGCTGCAATCAACAACCATAATGAAACCATGGTTTTTGTTGTCGTGGGTGATAACGTTCTTTGAAAAGATTTTGTCGTCGAACATATACTTGTGCAAAGCATTCATATCCAACTGACCTTTTTGAACTTCGTAGATTCTGGCCATGTCACGTGCCTTCATCTTACGTTCAAACACCGAGGCCATATAATTGACATAGTCCCTGTTCGTCGCTGCCAGTTTTGAATCTCTGGAGCGGTTCTTGAGCACTTGAGACAACGGCACAATGAAATCACGCCAATTCGTTGGATCCTTCATGTAGAGGTATTTCTTGTTATAATTGTATGAAGGAGTCATCCGTTCTGATTTGTTTGCTTTAGACTGTACATCAATTGGTGTGGAGCCGGTAATGATCTTTTCAAGTTCCTTACCGAGTTCCGAGTTAGGGTCGACATCCATCTTGATGCCTTTAACTTCACGTCCGTTAACGTCGTAGAACTTTCCGTCCTTACCTTGCTTGACAACCGAGAAGCCCATGAGCTTTTGGCTCTGTGCATACAGTTCTTTTTCTTCTTCCTTGAACTGTTCAAACAAACGTTCGGCGATGTCAATGACCTGAGGGAACGTTTGCACGTCTCTGATCTCCTGTACGATCGCTTCGTCTTTTGCTTTGAACTGCACGTTGAACGGATTGTCCAGCGGCGAAGTTTTGAAATATGTATTGATCAAATCTGGAAGCGAGCGTTCCTGCAACGGCTTCGCTGTTGGATCCTTCATACGGAAGAAGTCTTTTTCAACCATAATGTCGGTGATACCTTTGATGTACCACTTCTGAGTCCCTGGATACTTTCGTTGTACTAGCCGATCAATACGGCAATCTTCAACAATGTTCAGGATGGACTGAAACAATTGCTGGTCTTTTTCTGGTTTGGATTTGATAGTCTTCAACCACAATTCACAGTCAGTCCAAATTGCATGGCTGACTTCGTGGGTCAATAAGAAATTGAAAGTATCTGGTTCAACGTCCCAGTCGGGAACAAAAATCGTTTTGGATTGGAGATCAATAAAGGCCGTGTCAATAGTATCTTGAACCTGAACATAGAGGTTCTCAGAAGACAATATCTTCGCGAACGTGCTTCCGTAGGAAACGCTAAAAGGCTCACGCTTACGGTTAGTTGGCGATATACTTTTCTTCTCTGGTACTAAGATTTGAAAGGCCATCAATCAATCCTATTGTTCATTTTGTATAACATTCCTGCCTTATATATAACAGGAAATTTGTGCTTTGTCAATTTTCTTACCAACAATTCTAACTTTGGCCGACTAGATCCCCAAAGAATAGTCTTGCCTTGTAAATGTTCGTATTCGTGCTGAAAGATACGAGCTGTGAGATCTTCGTATTTTTCAGTTACAGTTACTCCATCCCAGGTTTCATAACGAACTTTAACCCATTGGGCCCTGAAGACTGCTCCCTTAATTCCCGGGAGTGAAAGACATCCTTCTTCCATAATTGAAAGATTCGGTGATTGATCAATAATTCTGGGATTGAAGGCGCCCACGATATTATCTGGATCATGCCAAGCACCCATTATAAACATAGAATAAGGCATACCAACCTGATTAGCTGAGAGGCCAACGCCTTCGAGCTTAATCAAGGTTTCTTTCATCATATCATATAAGTGCTGAGGATTTATTGGGGGTTCAGCGAAATTAAATCTGGTAGCAGGGGTGTAAAGTCTTTCGTCATCATACGAAATCATTTCTAAAGGCATTATGATTCTTTCATTGTCGAGAAGTTTGATTGCTTCTCGAATTTAAGTATGCGATCGAACTTGTCGATCATTAGTTCTTTATGGCTGATGACAAATGTGTTTGTGTCATTGAGTGTATAAAGTATTTTCATGAGGTCGTCAACACCTGTTCCGTCCATAGATGAATCAAAAGTCTCATCTAGAAACAATAAATTAGTTGACATCGAATTTTTCTTTTTGGCTACTGCACGCCAAGCAAAAAGGATAGCAAGATCGATTCGTTGCTTTTCTCCTTGGGAGAAGTTTTCATAAGAGAAGTGATCTCTGTGTCTCGACTTGATATGTTCTTTAAAGTTCTCGTCCAACTCGAAGTTCACGTAGAAATTCATATGCGATAAATATTCATTAATCAATGCGTTCATATATGGAATATAGCTCTGGATGACTTTGGTTTTGATGCCATTATCTTTCAATAACATATAAGCAGCGTTTTCACTCTCACGCTTGTTGACGTATTTATCTTTCTCGGCTTGGTAGGTGTTAGCAGCACCTTGAGCAACGGCATATTTTTCTTGAAACTCATCGACGTTGTCGTCGCTGGCCATATCAACGTTAGCGAAATCCTTCTCAATCTTTTCAATGTATTTCTGATTGATATGTACATCAGCTCTTAAACTCGAGATGTCATTCTGAAGATGGCTGTAATGACCCGTCAGTTCCATTGACTTCTCTTGAATTTTGTTCAACTGTTCTAGTTTAGGTGTTAGACCTCCGATTTGTTCTTTGACGGAATTTTCCGAATTGGAAAGAATGGCCAATTCACGATGTTTAAACTCCGATTGCATTGATTGTCGGCAAGTTGGGCATTCATCGTGGTCTGTGAGGAATCTAATTTGGTCCCTGAGTTTTTTATCTTCACGCCTCGCAGAATTAAGTTGATCTTCGATGCCGTTACGTTTTCCAAGAGCATCTGATAGGCGTTTGATTTGCCCTGAGAACGTATTACATTCGGTCTGAAGTCGTAGTATTTTTCCTTCGCTTTCAGTAATCTTTGCTCTGTGCTCTTCAACATCTTTCTTATAATCCATTTCTTTGAGTTTTTTGTTAGCAGAGATCTTACCCATCATGCTCTTCATGACGTTTGCTTTTTCTGATTCAACTAGAATTTTGTTGTCTAAGGTGCTGATATATTCTTTAGTTTCTACAATCTGTGATCTTAGCAAGATGTTCATCTTTGAGAACACTTTGATGTCTAACAGATCTTCAATAATTTCGCGTCTTGCGCCGGCTGTTAGACGCATGAACGGAATGTAATTGTTTGATCCCAAAACAACGATCTGTCTGAATGAATTGAAATTCAGTTTCAAGACGTTCTCTTCTATGTATGCTTGATAATCTTTCTGATGTGCTGTTTGGCTGAGTAAATCTCCATCCATATAGATTTCAAAAATGTTTGGTGCGATTCCACGTTTGACAACATAGTTCCGCCCACGTGTTTCAAACTCTACTTCAACCTCAAGACCTTTCTTGTTGATACTGTTTACAAGCAAAGGCTTGTTGATACCGCCAAAGTCTTTTCCAAACAAAGCAAAAGCTAAAGCAGAAATGATTGTAGTCTTTCCTGCTCCGTTTTCTCCGGTTATAACAGTTCTTTGGCATGCGTCAAGTTTCAATTCAATTGGATGATTGCCTGCTGACAGATAGTTAGAATATTTGATTCTTTTAAATTTTATCAATCTTCAAGTTCATTTGCTTGTTTGTAAAGATCCTTCATCATAAAGATGAGTTTTTCTTTATCTATGCTTTCGTTGTTTAAGGCTTTGACTGAGTTCTCAATAAAAGCCATTGTGTCTTCAATCTTTGAATCCATCTCAGGAAGCTCATCAATAGCAAACCCTTCGTCTTCAATTAAGACGTTGCAGACTTTACGTTTGTTGATATCTTCAATAAATGCTTCAAACTTAGCAGGGTCTGATTTATTCTTTACGATGACCCGCACGTAGCAATTGGTCAAATCTTCTTCAATATGTGGGTCGTATTTTACATCATCATATTCATAACGCTTGAATGTCTTAAACGGGTTAGCCATGAAGTTGATATCCATCGTATCTGTTTCAATAACGTGAATACCTTTTTGGTTTCCGTAGTCAGACCAAGACATTTCATAAGGACAGCCGAGATACATAATGTCGCCCTGAGTTGCTCTATGATGAAAATGCCCTGTAAAGATTTTGCTATAGTTCTCAAAAATCTTGCGGTCAATACCTTCTTCTTCTACGTGACCTCTCATATGTTCACATCCGTTAATTTCTAAATGGCCAAAAATGTATTGGGTTTTGTCTTCAGCGATTGTGTTGAAGGTAGAGGTTTGATTTTCTGGGTTGATCCAAGGCACGAACAAAACCTTACGACCGGCTAGGTCAACGTAGGTTGCTTGTTCATAAATCTTGAAGTCATAATCCTGTAGCAGAAGCCGTGGTGAGTTGACGTCATTGGTGTCTTTGTAGAAGGTGTCGTGGTTGCCTATTATAATGTGCATCTCAATACCAGCTCTTTTGACCTTGTCAAAGAACATGGTACGGGCCTTTTCAAACGTGGCGAAATTCACAAACTTGCGTCTGTCAAACACATCGCCCAAATGGATGATGGTTTTAATGCCTTCAGCTTCGAGATAAGGGAAAAAGAATTCCGAAAAATACTTATCAAAAGATTGTAGGAGTGTGACACTGTCGTTGCGATACCCAAAATGAGTATCGGTGAGTAATGCTATCTTCAATTATTATTCCTTATTTCATACATTATAAAGGATTTCCACGTTTCGTTCAACGGTTTCTAAAGTCGTAAATTTCCAATTGGAATTCTTTTAATATACCTTCAATTTCTTCATGACAATCAGCTAAGGCAATCATATAGTTCTTGCGTATACTCTTAGGAGTATTCTTATCTCTGATATTTTTGATGTAATATTTAATCTGTTCTGGGAGTTCTGTTCTTTTCATCTTTCTTCAACTTTTTGGCTTTTAAGCCTGCTTCAAACTTTTGGATGAACTCTACCATCTTTTCCCGGGAATGTTCGCTGTATTTCACTTCTGATGCCGCATACACTGTGGCGTCATGACCTTGCGTGTCTGCGGTAAACTCAAAAATTTCAGTGTTCTCAATTGCTTTGTATTTTTTATATAGATTTTTCTTTTCTTCCTGAATTCTGCGTAGGAACGCAAAATAGGAAACCTTCGTAAAATATCCGAAGGGGTTTTTTGACTTATTGGGATCGAAATTATACATATATTTCAGGCAGCAATAAACTGCATCTGATTTCATATTATCGAGAAAAATGTAATTTCTAAATCGATCGAGATTGCCTAGATTGTCTGCTAGCTTAACGAAGCAGTCTCCTAGGTAATTTGATACTCTTGGACTTTCAATTCCCTTTGTCTTATTTTCTTGGCAGACATTCCAATATTTCATAATCTCTTCGTAGAACTTGGCATTGTCAATATAATGCTTTGCTGTAGATGCTTTCTTTGTTGCCGGTTTTTTATCCGTCATACTGGGGTAACCCTCTTATTGAATTTTTATCTTGTGAATTTTATAATCAAATCTCTGTTCATTATAAATCCGAATACGTTCGAAGAAATGCTTCAACGAATAATTCTTATAGCTGCCATGACTCATATCGTCTGATATGTCAAACAGGGTACAGAACTCCTTCTCAGAGTTCAGTCGTAGGCCTCTACCTATTGATTGGAGGTTTCTAATTCTACTTTTAGAAGGTGAGGCGAATATGATATTATTTATATTTGTGATGTTCACGCCTTGAGAGAACGTACCGTAAGACGCAATGATGATGCTGTTGTTATTGGCTTCGATCTGTTGACGATATTGTTCACGAACCTCAGACTTTACACCACCGTGAATATAGAAGACTTGCTTATCATCATTCGTCTTACCACGAATCATCGCATCTAATATTTCCCCATGCTTTTCAACATAGAGGTAGAGAATGAGTGTATTTCCTTTTAGGGAACAAGCTAGATTGGAAATGAAGTTGTTACGCTTTTCATTCTCAATTAGGTATTGGATTTCTTTTTGATAGATTCTCGGAACCTTCTTTGAAGTGATAGGATCAAAGTTTAAGATTAGGCACTGGATCTTTAGCTTGGAAAGATACCCCTGATCCATAAGTTCCTTTGTATCAACAACAGATTCGACTAGCCCAAACAAACCTTCGAGAACGAGCTTGTTTACATTCGTGCCATCTAAAGTTCCTGTAAAACCGAATCTGTATTTAGCATTGATTGAGGTTTCCATAATTTGGATAAGACTTTTGGCTTTAGCACCATGTGCTTCATCAACAATAACAAATTCAAACTGTTCAAGCCATTCAGGATCTTGATTGATGATGCTCTGCCAAGTTCCAATAACAACCTGGTTCAAGTTCTCTTTTGAAGATCCGCCCATAAACTTAGAGCAATTTAGTGCTACGTTCCAATCATCATCGTTCTTTGAATAATCCATAAAGTCAGAAAACATTTGTTGAACTAGACCTGTCGTTGGCACGATGAGTAGAGTCTTTGTGCCGTACCATCTAATAAGAGAATAGATTGAGAGAGATTTACCTGAACCTGTAGGTGAAAGAATTGTTGCTCTCTTCTTACGGATGCAATGAGCAATGTTCTTGACTTGATATTCTCTTGGCTTAACTGGGATTTTTATTTCTTTGAGGAACTCGACAATTTCTAAGAGCGAGACTTCATCTTCGAGCTCTTGAACTTGATCCCTCAAACGATATTCGCGTTCTTCGCAGAACTTTTCTATATAGGGAATCAATCCCTTATAGATCATTTTAGACTTTATATTATAGAGTCTGATTTCGCCTGTCCATCGGCCACTCTTGTAGAGTGGATTGAACTGATACCCTGGAACCTTGAAAGTGAAAAACTCTCGTATTTCTCTCTCAATTCCTTGGTCTGAAGTTAAATGAATATATGATTCATTTAACGGCGTGATAGTTACGGTGTTGTATTCGATGTCTCGTCTTTTCTTGACTTATTCTCTTTCTCATAAATGAAGCGTGCAAGTTGTTCTGCATCCAATGTCGGAACTGGATAATTGTTGTTTATAAGGTAATTAGCTAGATCGTAATAGTAATCTTTCCCACGGTCTCCCCATGGAGTTGGTTCTGAGAGATTGCTATAAACAATCTCTCTCATTACAGTTGTCCCCCGGTAAATTTAGCCCACTCAATGAAATTCTTCAAGTTGAATGAACGCTGGTTGATTGAGCCTAATGCTTCTTTTAGAAAGAGGACGCTTTCTTCAATGAGAGCAATTTCTAAGTTAGCAGTGATAAATTCACTATCTGTTTCAACCCTTTTAGTGATAGCATTTGTTCCGAGCTTTAACTGGAACGGTTCTCTGCCTATATCTCTTCCATCTACGCTTCCCTCAAAGTATTGAGTCAGCTTTAATTCGACTTTCTTTCTCTTCTCGATCGAGCGTTTATAACGCAATCTTTCAGTAGAAAGGAAGTTCAGGTACTTAGAATGTAGCATAGAAATCTTCAAACACTCTTCGTCAATCTTAGAGTGATCTATAAAGGAATCAATCTTCCATAGATCCTGGTAGTCAATTATTGTCATTATTATCCTATAATATCCGTTATTTCTGTATTTTACAGGTTTTTTGAAGAAAAATCAAGTTTTTCTATTTTTATCTTGACATTGTTCTTGACATCGTGTAAAAAGGTACTTGATGAGTGGCTAATAGAAGATTAGACACGAAGCAAGGACACTGTTAAAGAACTTAAACAGACGGCGTAGTTAAAGAGTTTAAACAAAGCAACTTAAACGGCATCAATGAATAGTTGCGTCTGATTAGGTAACTTCGATTTCATAGTTCGTATAATTAAAAGCCGCCGTAGCATTCAGTACACCATTATCAGTGTTGTCGAAATCGAGCCCTGTCAAAGATATGGGCATCATTTCTCTAAAGAATATATTAACATTTTTATTGGAAGAATTCGTTAACGAAATCAACGTGGCGTCAGAAAAAACGCTGTAGACGTTCTTGTTCTGCAGACGATTCTTTGCTAGGTTATAAGGAACGAACTCTTTCTCTGGATCAGATGGTGAGGTTATACCTGCTAACCAATGGAAAACTTCATTATAGTTCTTGAGGTCTTCGTCGACTCTGAAAGATAGTTGGAAGGCTTCGAATGTTAATTTGGTCGAACCCACATAAAGTCTGTTCACAGCGTTCGGGATTTCAACAGCATTCTGGCTGATACCGGGAAGGTTCATAGAAGATGAAAAGAACTGCACGCTTGGGAGCTCCAAGAAGACCAATCTAAATTTGTCTTTATGCAGGTTATTTACATTTTCGGGATTGTTTCTTAAAGTGTCTTCGGCCATGTTTCCTCTCAAGGTATTTATACTTTAGAGTTGACTTTGCCCTTACATCAACGTATAAATGAACTCTAGAGGTTAGTGATGTTTACAACTGAAAAGGTACCAAGTTATGCTCGTAAAGCTCTCGACATCATTGTTAGGGCTGGCTTCGACGCTAGGTTTGCTGGCGGATGTGTCCGAGATACTCTTCTCGGGGTTAAACCTCAAGACTGGGATGTTGCTACAGATGCTACTCCTGATATTGTCACCGAGATTTTCACCGCTAACCAGATTACCGTCATTCCAACGGGGCTTGCTCATGGAACTGTGTCAGCTCTTATAGATGATTTTTTGGTTGAAATCACCACCCTGCGCAAAGATGTTAAAACAGATGGTAGACACGCAAAGGTCGAATTTGTTTCAGATTGGAAACAAGATGCACTGCGTCGTGATTTCACAATCAATGCTCTGTATGCAGATCATAATTGCATCATTCATGATTATGTAGATGGCGTCTCAGATCTCGCTCTGGGAAGACTGAGGTTTGTAGGTGATGCCGAACTCAGGATTAAAGAAGACGCCTTGAGGATGATGAGGGCTCTGAGATTTATCCTAAACTCTAAAGATGGGTTTAATCTGATTCTTGATTATGAAGCCCTTGAGATTATTGAAAAACATGCAAACCTCATCAAGAACATTTCAAAAGAAAGAATATGGTCTGAGCTAAAAAAAGCACTGATCGGTCTCTGTAATATTGTCGAAAGAGATATGACCGACGAAACTGTTCCTGTTAGCCAAAGAACTGATCAGTTTCAAGCAAATGATTATATGTCACGGGTCGTTGGCACCCTGATGAGATTGATTGGTATCTCAACTGATATTGAATTTACTATGAGAGGCTCACAGATAGAACTGAAGAAAATAGTCAATCATTGGTTTCGGATGAAAGATAAATATCTAAAAATCAATGGAAAGCAAAGACACCCAGAGATGCTGATGCTGGCGCTGATCATGAGATTTGGAACTGATAAAAAATATTATACAAATTTCGTCTATCAGGCGATGGCGCTAAAGCTGAAGATGTCAGCTAAAAAGAAGATGGAGCTGTGCAGGTTTGATTCCCTGTTTAACATCGCACCTCATACGCCATCAGATGTTGATATGATTAATGGCGATTTTAATAGAATCGTTTGTGATTCTCTATATCTTGCTCATGATCTCCATGAAGCAAGTATTTTTATCAACATTCGTGATGACATGCCTTATACTCTGCCAGAAGACACCCTGCCTTTTGATGTTATAGCAAAAGATGTCATGGCTGAAGGAGCACGTGGCTCAGATATTTCAAGATGGATAGAGAAGCTGCGTTTCAGCTGGTCAAGAAGTAAGGGAAGAAAGACTAAGACTGAACTAATCGAAGAATATAAATTGGGTTCTAAAACAGAAAGAGGCTAAGATGATCGTTGCGATTGGTAGTAAGAACTTTGACTGGCAATATGGGGATAATAACAATCTCATAATCACCAAGGCCGATGGGGCGACTTTGTCTCCGACTTTAACTGAAGTCACAGGCTATACCGACGAAGTGATGGCGAAGATGCGAACTACTGGTGCATGGCGGGTTACGCCTGCTCAGGTAGCTGCGTGGATTCGTAACAATGTAGCAGGAGTGAATTGATTTGAAATATTTTCTTAAGAGTGGTTCTCGGTTCACTGTAACTGATGCCGAGGCACTGACGTTCCATGAAGAATTGCCAGTTGGAAACTATATGATCCAACAAGATCCTCAATCGGGAACTTTGTTTCTGTTATGTGTTGACCCATTCCAAACCGTGAAGAAAGTTTACGGCGGGTTGAATCAGAAGGCAAAAAGAATCTATAACACATTCACCCAGCGTGACAATTCCACCGGTGTAATTTTGAACGGCGAAAAAGGATCGGGCAAAACTTTGCTGGCCCGAAATTTGTCAATCTTAGCGGCGAAAGATGGCATCCCAACGATTATTATTACTGAGCCATGGCACGATGACCAATTCAAGAAGTTGATTCAAGACATCAAGCAGCCGTGCATTATTTTGTTTGACGAGTTCGAGAAAGTATATCACAAGCGGGAAACCCAGACAGACATGCTTACACTTCTCGATGGCGTTTACCCAACGAAGAAAATGTTTGTGTTGACCTGCAACGATAAATACGCAATTGATTCTCATATGCGTAACCGGCCAGGCCGTGCTTTTTACATGATCGACTTCAAAGAATTGGAGATGGGCTTTATCAAAGAATATTGTGAGGCAACCCTGAACGATAAAAGCCATATCGAATCGCTGTGCAATTTGTCTTTGGTGTTTGATGCTTTCAATTTTGATATGCTCAAAGCTATTGTTGAAGAAATGAATCGCTACAACGAATCCCCTCAGGACAGCATGAAGATGTTGAACGTGAAGCCCGAGTATAGCAACGACCGTACCGAATATACCGTGACGGCGTTCGAAGGTCAGCGTAAAATGAAGCCTATAGAATACTATCCTCTTGAATGGCGTGGCAATCCACTTATTGGTCAATTTGAGTTCCATGTATATCAGAAAGACGAAGCTGAAACGCCGGCTGAAGATTCATTGGACGCATTGCTCAACACGGCTCCGAAACTGAAAAGGTCATCGAGGAAAAGACTCGCACACGAAGATGAAGAAGATAGTGATTATCTTTTCTATAAGCAACTTCATCCCAAGCATATCACAAGTCTTGATCCAAAGGAAAAGAAGTTTGTTTACAGAATTGAAGGTTCTGAATACACCTTACATCTCACACAGGCGAAAGAGGAGGCATATGATTATATGAAACTGATTTGACAGTACAAAGAATTCTATTTTTAGATATGGATGGCCCAGTCATTAATACACCTTGTCTATTTTTACACCCAGGAGCTTCCATTCGCCGAGAATGTTTGAACACAGGTGCCTTAGGTTATATCAAACGCTTCTGTAATATTTCTGGAGCCAAGGTTGTTACCAACTCTATGCACAATTACGAAAACATTCCAGACTCTCTTGTTCGTAGAACATTGAAATATGACTTGATTGACTGGGGCTTGCCTGCAAAAATTTTCCATGACGATTGGAGAACAGAGTTCGGGAAAGACGCATCGCATAATCGTCTAACGGCCATTCATCAATGGCAAGCCCATAATGGACCTGCTGATTGGGTTTGTTTTGATGACGTACATTTTACAGAAGACAAACGTCTAATCCTAATTGATTTTGATAGAGGCATAGACCACTCTGCTTATAGAAAAGCGTTGAAAGTTTATGGATACAGGCAGGTGCCACTCTGGCTAGGAGATTAAATGAGAAGCGACGAAGAAAGAGAAAGCGAAAGACTTCGTTTCTATAATACATTAACAAACTCTGTTGAGCCTTTTGTTCCGATTGAGCGGAGCAATATTCGAATGTATGTTTGCGGGCCAACTGTTTACAATAACATCCATATTGGAAACGCCAGACCTGTTGTGGTTTTTGATTTACTATATCGTCTTCTAAAATGGGTTTATGGTGAAGACAATGTTACCTATACCAGAAACATAACTGATATAGACGACAAAATTTCAAATATTGTTAAGACTCAATCAGGACATGCTCCCTATTTCGACCTTCATAAAAAAGCTAAAGAATTCACTGGTGGCTTTATCCATAGTTTCAATATAGATTGCATTGCACTTGGATGTTTGCAACCGAGTTATACACCAAAGGCGAGCGATTTTATTACTGATATGCAAGTAATGATAAAAACTCTCATAGAAAAAGGTCATACTTACGAAAAAGGGGGCAATGTCTATTTCGCCGCAGCTAGTTACCCGAAACATGGTTTGCTCGCTGGTCGAGATTTTGAGGCTACAAAAGTTGCGCGCATCTCAAAAGATCCAGACAAAAGGCATCCAGCCGATTTTCTTCTTTGGAAACATTCTGTTCCAGATAAAGATTTCGCCTATGATTCTCCTTGGGGCTGGGGTAGACCAGGTTGGCATATTGAATGCTCTACAATGGCAAAGCATTTCTTAGGCCCCACATTTGATATTCACGGCGGTGGACAAGACCTAATTTTTCCACATCACGAGAATGAAATCACCCAATCTTGCTGCGCCAACGACACCGACAAGATGGCAAGATATTGGTTGCATAATGGTTTTGTTACTGTGAACGATAAGAAGATGTCTAAGAGTGATGGGTCAATGATCACCATAGCTGATCTTATGGGTTCGACTAAATTTGCCGGGCAAATTTGGGATGGGCAAGTTCTTCGCTGGCTTCTTTTAAGATCCCATTATAGGCACCCTCTAAACTTTTCCGCCGAAGTTTTGTTTGATGCACAGAGATCTTTGCGAGAATTATTCTTCCGCTGCCGCTTAACTCATGGCGTTGGGGTTAGAAGAAGACATGTCGCGGTAGACATAGAATTCATTATGGCTCTATCAGATGATTTGAATACGCCAAGAGCAATTGCTAGACTCTTTGCAATAACAGATTCTTATAGGATAGGTGATGCGCTCTTGCTGATGGGATTTAATCCAGCCCAACCTTTAGGATCAAAAGACAGTGAGGAAGATGTCATTCAGAGCCTAATCGTTCAAAGAAATTATGCACGACAAGAAAAAGATTGGAAAGAATCAGATAAGATTCGTGACGTACTCGATAAAATGGGAATCAAAGTGAAAGATTCTGTAACTGGAAGTTTAAGCACTTGGGAGAGAGTAAAATAGATCTCTATGAAGCTACGTTGAAAGCGTTTGAACGTTATGCTAGAATTCTTAGCAATATGGGATATGAGCCATTCAACAAAGCAGAAGTAGATGCATGCCATTTCAATCATCTTCTTTGGATGTGCGATGAATGCATGAGAACTATCTTAACAGAAGAGCGATGGACGATAGACAAATATAATCGATGGCTTGGTTTTGTCCAAGGTGTTCTGGCAAGCAAGGGCGTTATCGATGTGAATGAAGAACGTGATATAACAAGGGAGTGGTTTCGTGGTAAAGAGAACACCTGAAGAGCTCGCAGAGCTGGTCGATAAGTATGTCGGTATATATGTCGACGCTCGGAGCAGAATGAACCAAGCCAAGAAAGAATACGAAGAAGCCAAAAGATGGCTTGCACACGAAATGCGAGAATCAGCAAAAAATTAGTGCTTGACATCTTTCGGGAAATGTTTATATTAGTTATATGAACAACGGAGAACTTGAGATGAAATCCCAAACAATCAACACTTGCCGCTTCAACAAAAGCAACGAAGACGGTGTCTTAACTTTCTCGAAAGAGCTCAGCACACTTGAAGGGAACGGCTGGATACACGGCAGGCCTCATCAGATCACATTGGAATCTGAAAAGACTAACCAATTGATTTTGTTCGTTTGCACAGACGTCATTCGTGATGCAGACCAAGATATCGCCGGTTGGGTCTATATTAACCCGAACTTCCCAAAAATGACAATTAAGATTTGGAACGATTGAGGTAAAGCATGGACGATAAATTTGGGGTGAACGGAAGAGCAAACAAGCAAGCGCTCATATCAAAGGGATATTGAACGCCTTTAGTTTCTAAGGAGTCGTTGTGTTACTAAGACGTATCATATCAGTCTTTAATGTAGAAGGCATCTCATGAAAAAGAAAGATTTCACAAAAGCATCTATAGGCAAAATCTTCTATATGAAGACTGGAAAATATAGACGCTTGAATAGTGCAATGTATGTTGAAGAAAACATTGTTGCTCTATGGGAAGATCAATACGGTGAGTGTGGTTGTTTGTTTGAATCTTTTGCTAGCATAGCAGATCATATGGTCAAACCTTTTGAACACAAGCTCGACGAGTTAAAAGACCTGCACAAAATTCTTGAATATTTTAAAACGCGTCCTCATTCTGAAATACTCGTAGCATTCTCGACCGCTTTCGATCAATAAAAAAGAGGGCCGAAGCCCTCTTAATTTATTTCTGTAAGACTTGATTAGATCAAGTTCTTTACGGCGAACAATCTGTAATAGTTGTTCTTTTTGTTTACGTGGATCAAGCCATCTGCTGCGGTTGTAGCGAAAGGATGTGCTACCATGCCGTAACGTGTCTTGAAGCCGATCTTTGGCTGGAATGTGTTTTCGCCAACTGCTCTGTACATCTGAAGTGGAATGTATGGGCAGTAGAAAATACCAGCGTCAAACGGTGAGGAACCTTTGTAACCAACGGTTACGAACTGGTTGCCTGATGTTGAATCAAAGTATGGATCGATGAACACTTTGTACTGTCCGAAGAGAGTACCAGCGAATGTGTTGCCGGTGTCATCAACTTCTAGTCTTTCGTTGCTCATTGCTGAACTGTAATCCAAGAAGCCTGCCATTCTAAATGCCGATGCTACGTCTGAGGAGCAGAGGATAAAGTTGCCCTTACCACGTCTGGTCGCTTTTGAGATAGCGTTGGCTTCACGTTCTACCTGGAACAATAGACCCTTGAACTTTTCAACCAACCAACGACCGTTTGAATCGACGTCTAAGTCGAAGTAACCAGCGGTTTCAACGTTCTGTTGAGCGCCAATTGTTGCGGTCATGTAAATCGATCTAATAACCTGTCTGTTGATTTCCGCTAGGATTTCGCTTGACAAGATGTTAGCCAATTCGGATTCTGCATCCAAGTTGTGAACTGCTTTCAAGTCCTGTGCGATTTCGTGAGTGTATTCAGCTTTCAATGCTCTGCTTGTTGCAGTCACTGAGATCTTTTCGATGCTGAAAGCCATTTCGTTGAATCTGTTTGAAGAAGCATCACCCAAGGCTTCACTTGCTGCGGTTGACATACCCTTACCAAGTAGGTAGGATGTGTTACCAACGGCAATGATGTCTGATGGGTCAGCGCCAGTGTGTGCACCTGATGCTGTAACGGAAGCGGTGTTACCACCAGCCGAAGCTGCGAATGTGGTGTTGGCTTCGTTAAATAGTGCTTCTACGCCAGTCTGAGTGGAGTATCTGCTACGAAGCGCGAAAATCAAACCAGTAGGCATGGTCATTGGCTGTACGCCGCAAACATCATAAGCCATAAGGTTTGGCATCGATCTACGAACAAGTGAGATCAATACTGGATCGTAGATGTCTACGTTACCTGCAGACGCCGTGGAGCTTGAAGCGCCCATTGCGTTTGATGGTGCCGCTTCCAAAAGGTAGGACAATGAATTTGTTCTATCTCTGGAAACTGTTTCCATATTCGACTTCAATTGGTTTTCCAAAAGAACAGCCGTTGTAGATCTCTTGTGCGCATCTGGAATGGCTTTGAGATCATCGTGATCTAAAACTGGAGCCCATTTTTCCAAAAGGCCGTTAATATCATATTCCATTTTTATACTCTCCTTGTTTCTTTATTTTGTCTTATTTATAGTTTTGTTTGGTTTGCCACTGCCGAGTAGTCTCGATATCACATCAGCGTATTGCTGACCTTCTGAGAGCATAGCTTTGGTTTCTTCAACTGCGGCAGTGATTGGTTCATCGTCTGCATCAACTGAAGTGATGGTTGTTTGTTCAGTAAAGTAAGAATCCTTAATTTCCTGAAGTTTGCTGGAATATGTATCTTCGGAAGTGAAGTCTACACTTTCGGCCAAGGTTTTGAACTTGTCCTTTTCGTTAGCCGAGAGGCCACCCGAACTTTCTGAAATGAGCTTTTCTTTCTTCATTTCTGTTAGTTCGTCTCTTAGATTCAAGTTAGCATTGATTTCTTTGTCTAACTTTGCTTCTAGTAGTTCTGCCTTTTCAGCCAATTTACCGAGAACATCTACCTTCTGGTCGTTGATATCAACATAGTGTTCGGTGAACAATGTCTTTAGACCAACGAAGAATGATTCAGCTAGTTCAAGTTTCATGCTCTTCTGAGCAGGCACCTTGTTAGCAGTCCACCATTCGGTGATAACTTTGTCCATATAACCGTCGACTTTTTCGACCATTAGTGTGTCATACTTGTCTTTGAAAGCGTTAATTTGCTTCGTGAATTTAACCTGCAAGTCTGCTTTCTGCTCCGCAACCACCTTGTTTGCTACTGTTAGAACAGCGGCTTCAAGGATTGTCTTTGTCTTGTCTTTGAATTTGTCGGTGATGCCTTTTTCGCCATTGAATAGAGCAGCAATGTGTTCGGAAAGATTAATGTCTTCCTTCTTTACTCTCTTTTCAATTTTGATTTTGTCTTTTTCGAGTTCGGCGTCATCTTCTTCGATTTCGTCATCTTCTTCAAGGTCATCTTTCTTAGCGTCAGCTTCTTTCTTCAAACGCTTAGACTCTTTCTTCATATCTTCGTAGTCATCTTTCTTAGCGTCAGCTTCTTTCTTCATATCTTCGTAGTCATCTTCTTCAAGGTCATCTTTCTTAGCGTCAGCTTCTTTCTTCAAACGCTTAGACTCTTTCTTCACATCTTCGATGTCTTTTTCATCGTCTTCAGCAAATTCCTTTTCGTCGTCCTTTGCGTCAGCTTCCTTACGAAGCTTCTTGGATTCCTTGGTTACATCTAGACCTTTTTCGATCTTTGAATTGGAAGAAGCAACGATGTTTTCGTCTTCTACTTCCTGGTCTTCCTTAACCATATCTTCTTTGTCTTTCATATCAGCTTCTTTCTTCATTTTCTTTTCGAGCTGAGCTTTCATGTCGAAATCAGTCTTTCCGTCGTTGCCGTCGGGATTAGACGCTTTTTCTTCAAGAACAGAAGTCGATCTTTTAACCGACTTTTTGATGGAATCCAAAATATTTGACATTTAGCTGTCTCCTATACGTTTTAAAAATTTTATCTCTGGTTATTTATATGTTTAGAGTTTTTGAAGGAACTTTTGGAACAGGGCGAGAAAGGCCTCTTCTTTTTCTTCTTTCAATTGGCCGTACTCTCTAGTGATTTCATCAGCCTTAGCTTTTAGTCTGAGCTGTTCTTCTGCTAGCCACGTACCGTCTTCTCTCATTGCCCATTCAATACCTTCTACAAGGTTATTGAGGAATGCGTCTGGAGCTGAAGGATCGGCAACTATATCGCCGGCTGTGATAAAGAAGAAGTCATCTTGAATGACGCTTGAACCTCTGACAGTCTTTGTAGAACCTAATCCTCTAGAGGAGATGCCCAATGTGCATCCTTCATCCATGAAGTTCTTGATTCTCTTGCCGTGTTCATTATCCATAATCTTGGCTCTACCGATCCAGTTAGAACCTTCTCTGGTGAGCTCAGTGATGAGATGTGAAGCGCGGGAAAGATTTAGGTTTGGTGTGTTAGGATGGTCGAGTTCACCGAATGCTCTTCTCTTATTGATAAATGCTTCTCTGTAAACTTCGACTGCATTCTCGATAACATCTGAAGGATAGATTCTTCCGTTTCTGTTTTGTAGGTCAGCTTGGATAAATACACCTTCAATATAGTAATTCTTGACGCCAGGAACCTCACCGTCTTCCTTTAAGAAGTTGGTTTCTGAGAGTTCGTTTATTTCTCGTAAGAGTTTCATAGATAGATTTATCCTTTAATAATTTCACATTTATTTATAAAATCTTCAAAGATGCCAGAGATAGTAGGCTGCGAAGCCACCAAGTATCGGAGCACCCCATTCCATAATGCGATGGAATGTCCAAATGTTTTTATATCCACTAAGTCTGCCCAGATTTCCTTCTGTTTTCTTATCATAATGTTGTGTAGCTTCACGATCGGGCCAGAATATGGTATTTAGAATCAAAAGAACTGTAGCTGGATCAAAAATCTTCGCACATAAAAAGAATGATACAGCAAGAACCAAATGTAGTGGCCAGCCGTCCCAATTATCTTTTAGGTATTCTTTTAACTTCTCGTTCATTAAGCACAGTCCGCACACTTCTTATTGTCTGGAGAATCTACAATCTCACCGCCGCAATCTTCGCAAACTTCAGCTGCTTCTGCTGTCATACGATCGAGCATTGTGTTGAGAATGGTGTCATCTTGTTCTTGCGATTGGTCTTGTGCGTCTGCTGCGGCTTTCTTCTTGATAACCGTATTAGAAACTGCATCTCCAACGGCAGCAAGATGCCCTGGAGATTCCATTGATTCAGCTAAGTCGGGGTATCCACCTTTGCCTTCAGTCAGCTTTTTTTTCGTGGCCTGAAATAGTGCATCACCGACCTTGGTCTTTTCCAAGTCGTAGAAAGCAGCTTTCTTATCGTTTAACGATTCTTCTACATGCTTCATGAACTCAAAGGATTTCCCCTTGGCCACATCTTTAAGCATTTTCTTTATTCCATTTCCCATGTGATTCTATCCTCTTTTTCTTCTGCTTTGTCTGCATTTTCTATTTTCTTTGGCGATGGTTTCTTTTGTATATCTAGATTTCCATTCGCGCCGATTGGATTTCCGCTTTCATCAACAAGTGGATTCTCTTCATTTTCTTTAGTCATTTCGTCCAGAAGCTCATCCCACTCTTCTTCTGAGATTTGTAGGATGTTCTTTCTAACCCAATTTCTAGAAACAAACTTACCAATCAATGGCGATACGGCTTCGAATGTTGTGATTCTCTGATTCCAGATTTCTGACCATTTGAATTCTGTGAAGAAGTTATCTTCTAGGAAGTCAAACGATAATTCCTGCTTCATCTCTTCCCATTCTTTAAGAGTCAAGACACCCTTAATAACCAACTGGTCACCTAGGATGTTTTCAAAGAGATAAGAGAAACGCTTTCTTAGTCTTGAGATGAATTTACCAAAACGCAATTCGTCTCTTGTGATTTCTGATGCTCTGCCAAGATTAAAGTTCTGGGACGATTCCAAACGTGAAACTGGAACCTTTAAGGCTTCATACAGTTTCTTCTTAAAATATTGAACGTCGTCCATCTGGCCAAGGTTACCACCTTCAGCTAGAACGTCGACCGTTGTTCCCTTACCGTCTCTCTTTGCAAACCACAAGTCATCAAGCATAGACATAAATCTACGTCTGTCTTGAACTTCACCAGTGGTTACATCGTATTGAATCTTCTTAGTCATGCGGTTCATTGTTTCTTGCATGAACTGCTCCGCCTTCTGCTTAGGAAGCATTGGAGGAATTTCTACGTTGAATACTCTCTTTTCAGAAGCTCTGGCTAGACGGTAGATAACTACGGAGTCTTCCATCATTCTCAATTGGTTGAATGGTTTAATTGATTCTTGAAGATGAGATAAAACAACGGTATTCGTAATATCCAAAATGCCCGAGTGCACGTAAGTGATCGAGTCTGGGGCAATCTTCAAACCTTCTGGATGTGTGGTTTGTATGCCATTTGGATTGTAGATATAGAACTCATAATATTTCTTATTTACTTCGGTACCTGAGACGAACTTTTTTGATTTACGTTTTACTTCGTCTCGTACCTTCTTGATCTTTCTAGGATCAATATTTCTTAATTCTTTGATGCCCTTCTTAGGGTCTTTTGTGTCGATTACTTTGTGATAATAGAGTCTGCCATCAACATACCATCTTCTAAAGATTTCATAGCAATCGTTTTTGAAGTTGAGCATCTTTAGGATGTTATCAAATTCGCCTCTGATTTGCTTCTGCACGGCCTCTGAAATGTTAGTACAGTTTTCCATATTAAGTTCGACTGGGACAACATCTTCGTCGTAAGAGAAGGCTTCATTGATAATGTCATCAATTGCCTTTTCGATTTCAGGCTGTGCTGCAATTTCACGATATTTAGATATAAGAAGTATTTCGTCTTTTGGGGCGGCATCTGAGTTGATACCATAAGAAACGAAACCATTAGTGGATAAGTCAAACGAGCCATCTTGATTTGCATCTTCGACGAACGTTTGGACGGATTCTTGTTTACCTTCGTCTTCTTTCTTTTGACGAATTATGCTGTACCCAAAAAAATTCATGGTTTACCTGTTCTTTCTGAAAGGGGCGCCTTAGATGGCGCCGCCTGCGTTTCCTGTAATCGAGGAATCGTCTGTGATCCAGTAATCTACCGAGAAAGTAACCTGGAATGTTTGAACTTCATCAGTGCCCCAATCTAGGGAGGTTTCACCGATTGCAGTTGGCCAGAGACCAACCATCTTATAAGTTCTGAGATCGCTATTGCCTTGGCTGATTGCTGTAACTTCAGCAACCGACTTGTAAAGAGAAGGTTCAGAAGAAGGCAGTCTACGAGTGTTGCCTTCTGGGCTGTTGATAGCATTGTGCCATTCTTCCATAGCGTTCTTGATTCTAAAATCTTCATCGCTGTAGATTGTAACTGTCCAATCTTCGTAGTTCTGAGTTACACCGGCAACCTTAATGGCACGACCGAAGTATGAAAGAGAGATTGGATTGATTGTTCTTTGTGGAAGCGTTGCTGCTCTGCACATAAATGGTAGAGTGCTGTCTGCAATGCCATTGACAGGGTTTGTCAATTTCACACGGAACAGGTCTGCTCTGGCGCCGCCGAACTTCATTGCTGATCTAAATTCGTTGATATTCATCTTTTAATTGACTCCTGTTATTTTCTTATTTATAACGATTTCTTGGATTATTTCCCGCACCACCATTTGTAGGCTTTGACTCCGTCCATGCCAAGTAGACGATCACCATCTAGAACAAGCCATGATTGTCTGCTTGTTACACCATTGCTACCACCATCTGGATGGGTGTATGAAATGCTATAACTATGTGAAGCCATTTTACCTGTTTCTTTGTTCTTGGCGATTAAAATATCGAATTCACCATTTTTGAACCAAAGGCTCATCGCGCCTGAAAATTTGACAACTCCTGAGAAGCTCACAGTATTCTCGCCCGAGCCCCTAGCTGGACCGACACTGGTCACTTGGAGATCATATTGTTTGCTCAAGACTGATTTAATCTTGGCTACGTCTTGAGTTGTCAAGACGTCTTGATCATCGTCACCTTTGCCTTCTTTTAGAACTGCTTTTTCTAAATCTACAAATTTCTTGAATGACATCAACCGTTTCCTTTTCTTCTTTGCCAAGCAGCTTTTAAAACTAAGCTCTTGTGCAGTTTCATTTCGGGTGTCTGCTTAACTGATTTCTTTGCATTGACTTCAGCCGAGTATTTCTTCCCTATATTAGCTAGACTAATATTTCTTCTGTGTTCAGCTAATTATGTTACTTTTAGCCCCCAAATTTTCCAACGATTTCGGAGAACTCTACGCCAGTTCTTGTTGCTACGAAGTTCAATCTAATGAATTCTGCAACTCTCGCTGGCTTAATGTAAATATCACCAACCAATTCGTTTCTATCAATAACTTCTGGTGTGTTGTTTGAATCGTCGCAAACAACTAGGAAGTCATAAATACCACGACGACCTTTGATGTCTCTTAGGTACGGTTCGACCATGTTACGGAACTGAGCTCTTGTAAATTCGTCGTTGAATTCGAATAGCAAGTATTTAGAAGCTCTGGAGATCGCTTTTTCAAGAACGATAAACAATCTACGGACGTTAATACGATCGAATGCCGATGGCTTCGAAAGTAGTGTCTTCTGTCCGAAGAGAACCGTGCCGTCGCCGGGTGAGGTGAAGACTGGGTTTACGTTGTTCTTGTATAGATAATCTCTATCTGCCTGACTTGGGCTCCAAGCCAATTTGAAGATGTTCTTGATCTGGCCTCTGTTGAAACCAGCAGCAGCCCACCATGCATCTCTTTCTTCGTCAGTCTTTACGTGTATACCGCCGATGTCTCCGTTCATTGGAAGATAACGATATACGTCGTTGTAACGATCGTATTGATATTTCCAGTTGTTATCCAAAGCCGCATAAGAGGTGACAGGCAAGGTGTTTCTGAAGTTGACAACGTCAACTGCTTCATCACCTGCGTTGTTTACGCAATATGCTTTTGGTGGAGAGAAGAATGCTACGCAATCCATTCTTGGTTCGCAGATGTTATTGATAATATGCGAGGCCACTGTTTGGTTTGCTGCGGCACCAATGATAATAGAAACTTCAACGTCGTCCTTGTTACTGAACAAGTTGAACCCTCTAATTCTTTGTGCATTGCCGATAGCTGCGCCATCTTTACCACCTACCAACGAAGTGTTGATTGGTAAGGCATAAGCACCGAAGGCACTTACCTTAGTCGCTCCAATGTTTGTTACCAAACCTGAATGACCACTCCAATAAATGAACTTCGATCTTTGTCTGATCTGTTCTTTGTAATAGTTCAGAGTACCGTCATCTAGCTTTGCGTCACTAGCTTTTGAAACTTTGTCGTAAACTTCTAGAATCGTGTTACGCTGCCCTGTCCATTCACCATCTTCGTCAATTACAACGATGTGCATTTCATCATTTGTACCATTCGATACAGTTGCTGAATCTGAGGTTCCTGGAGCTACACCAACTTCGTTATACCATTCCCAACGACGTGCTACTGAGGCCTGTGCTGATGCACCGACTACGTGTCTTGTCGTGGTTGTGGCTGAAGTGTTAGAAACGATTGTTGAAACCTTTAGAGTTTCGTTTGCAATTACGATCAAATCGCCTACTGTCAACTGTGTGGTGAACAATGTAGAAACACCAGTAATCGTTGAACCGTTAGCTGAAACCGACATTGTGCCAGTCAAGGTAGACTGGAAGGCAGCAGCTGAAGGGCAAATCGAAACTCTTAGTGAGTTACCCATTGCTCCTGGATATTTAGCAATCCAACCACCTGTTCCGTATGTAGACTGGAGTGAACCGTCTGCGTACTGGGTGTCGTATTGATCTTCGTTCTTTACCAAGAAGCCGCTTGAGTTAGCAGCGGTTGCGTTCTTAGCTCTGAGCGATGTGTTTGCGTTTTCTTCATCAACAACACGAACAACCCATAGCTTGTCGCCGTATGCCAAGAAGTTAGCAGCGGTGAACCAATCTTCAGCATTGGTTGTGTTTGGCTTCCAAAATTGAGAAGCTAGTTCTGTTTCTGAGTCCGTCAACATTCTTTGATTGACAGGCCCCCATTGGAACATGCCGGCAAAACCGCCTTCAGTCGTTGAGACGCCTGGTACGATATTCGTAAAATCAAACTCGCGGACTTTCACGCCGGGTGATAGCATTGTGGCCATTTTTAAGACTCCTTCTATGACTTAATCTTTCAATTATTTATAAAAAAGGATGATTTAGAAGCTCGTCAGAATGGGCTTCAGATTTATAATAAATAAACGATGGAGGAAATTAAGAAACCACGCAATAAATCAGGAATGTTTGGCAAAAGACACTCTGCCGAGACTAGAAAGAAGCTATCTGAGAAGGCCAAATCATATAAAAGCCCCAACCCAAACGGGCATTCAACCGGTACAAAGAAGAAAATCTCCCAATACAGGAAGAACTCGGTGTGGATTCATAAGGGAAATACAGAAAAAAGCGTCTTAAAATCAGAATTAATCTTCTGGGAAGATGCTGGTTGGTTGAAAGGAAGACGTTGACAAGTTCATAAAGTTCATTTATAGTTTGGTTATATGTGGAGCATGAGCATGCTAAATTCTGAGATAGTCCAATTTAACGTTCAACGTAAAGCGGCCATCATCGCAAAATCCAAGTTCGTTGGAACGCCCAAGATACGGGAACAGTTCGTTGTTCGTTGTGATTCGAAGCGACCTTTCGACTCAAAGGCAATCAATCGTCATACAGGCCAATTCGAAAAAGGTGTCGTGGTAAATTTTCAAGATCTCTCAGGCAACCTAATTGTTTGGTTTGCTAGTGCATCCACTGGCGAGCTTGAAGTCGGTAAGTATTATGTCGTTGAAGGCAGCGTCAAAGATCATATGCCTTCAATAAAATGGGGCAATCAAACCTTAATTAATCGTGTCAAAGTGATACATGAATATTGAAGATGTATATTCCATATCCCATTCTCAGTTGCGTATTCTTATGCAGATACTGACGAACGGGAAGCAGAAAGACTTCTTCCGGGATGTCTTCATAGCCAGTAATTTGCCAAGATGCGAATGGCTTCGCCAAGGCATGCTTGAACCAGACAAAGATTCCTGCCCAGAAGAAAACTTTATCTTCTGCACTCACAGTTTTCAGTATCGGCATTTTGAGGATCACATAAACTCGTGTCAGCAGATTGGCCGTATCGCAAGACCAGAAATTGTCAACCAGGATGAAAGGTCAGTGCTTTTGTTTCGCACTGACGAACTCAAGAAAGAAATAACTGGTTTCGCACATCAGGAAACAAAGCATGCCAAAGCAGCGTACGCAAAACGCATGGAAGAAGCCATCAAGTTCAAGCTCTTGGCAATGCCAGTGAACGATATCAATGATATTAAATATCTTCTGCCAGATCGGCGTCTGTGGAACATATATCATTTCCATTCTGATATCTTCTTATATTCAGGACATTCAATCGCGGCCACTCAGGATTTTCAATGGGAGCGTGATTACTCAGCTTCAAGAAGGTGGGATTTCAAGTAAAGAAGACATTTACTTTCCTTCAAGAACCTGTTATAAATAATATGCAGTTGACGTTTGTATAGGTTGAGATAGAAATTCAAGACTCGGGGGCAGTACCCGACGCCTCCACCATTTATGGGGGCGACATAGGATCGATTGGGTTTATTAAGGCTTTCTAGAGTTTACTGCAAAAGACTAAATGGAGCACATAACGTGAACCATGAATTCGAGTACGCGCAAGCCGCGTAAGCGAACTTCGGGGAGGCCCTCTGCCTAGCAACAGAAGTGAGGGCACTAATTTTTGTTAATGGAGTCCAATTTGACCAGCGAAACCCACAAAGCATTTACCAGAACCCAGATCGATAAGTTTAATGTGGCCGTTGAACAGGCGACCAAGATTTGTGAATCTGATGAAATCATTGACTGGTTGGCCCAGCATGGCGTACCAAAAGAGTTCTCTGAAGAACATCTGTGCCGTGCAGACAGCAATATCTTTTACATCTTCATCAATCCCCCAAATGAAAAGTTCGAACGGAAGAAGCCAATTTACTTCTTCAGAAACGAAAAGATCAATGAGTTTTTGATCTACGTCAAGAATTCGGTTCATACAAAGGATTTAGATCTTGAAAGCATGAAAGCTACCAGCACTGGTACGCTCACTTCTCACTTCTGCTTTGTAAACGGCATGGTGAAAGACATCTCTTCGGCGAATGTTTACTTCCAATTCGTGAACCAATTGTGCTTCTACTCGTTCAAGGAAAAGCAGTATTATTTCCCTGACGCTGTTATGTATGATGTGGTAAACCGTGAAAAGATCAAAAACCCATTGTTTGATCCGAAGACGGAAAAGATAGCTGCCTAACCATTTCAATTTATCTCCAGCCTTGGTATTATGACGTGAAATTATCACACCAACAAGCGATAGAAGGTTTCGTACGCATCCTACGTTCGTTTGCTGAAACCCCTTTAATCAGTTCGAATTTCCCAGAAAGTATTGATAAGCTGCCAGTTGTTTTTTCTGGAGGCATAATCAATATCCTAGGGGATACGAATTTTGGTGATATAGATATGTTCGTCTATAAGCCAGAAGTTTTCTCACCTTACGGTTCAGCGTGGGAAAACTTCAGGGCAAATCAAGGAAGCACTCTTACGATGAATAACACGCCGGTGGGCGATATGAATTCCCCTCTATTTGTTTCGAGAACGTTTAAGAGCCTGAATTTAGAAATCAGGCAAGAACATAGATCTGGAATGCTGCGCTGGCAAGAACAAGCGAAGCTAAATGTAATCATTCCAGATAGATATATCCATCCACTGGAAATCGTGGCCAATTTCGATTTTGCGAATATCCAATGGTATTATGATGTTGGTAAAGACGAAATGCATATGCCAGATTATGTTTTCGAGGCTGTAATCAACAAACGCTTAGAAGTTGGGAATCATTACAGATTCAATCTTCCAGGTGAGGAACCACAAAGAATTAAGCGCATTCTAAAATATGAACGCCGTGGCTACAAACTTTCAGATGCTATATGCAATTATCTTGGAAAGAATCAAGGGATTGTGAATCTTGTCAGAGAAGATGAAAAAAGAGTAATGAGAAGAATGATAGAGCCAAAGCCATGAATAACTGGCAACCGATTGAAACAGCGCCGAAGGATGGCACCGCGATTTTAGCTGTCGATGCGCTAACCCAAGACACTCACGCGGTGGTTTACTACGAGGAACTGCGTCCGGGGGAGATTTATGTCTGGCATGTGACAGACACGACCATTGCGTATCATAG